GCAGTTTTCAAACTGGCGTCGGTTGAGTTCAAACTGGAGGGCCCGCTGAATCCGCGAGGGCTTGGTCACGCCGCGAATATCCAGGGACGCTTTATGCACCTCCGCCGGCCAGTTCTCGACCGTAGGCCAGGTCATGACGTCCTGTTCAAACTTCGCGTCTTCGTTGGCAAACCGCGCCTCCATCACGTTGATGCGGTCCGCATCCCGCGTATACGTAATGCGCAGGTTGGAGCACGTGGCCCAGGACAGGAGTTGCACGGGGGGATCATTGCGCGTCGGGCGGGGCGTCCACAGGCCGCCCGCTTTGAGGAGCAAGGTCCGGGAGCCTCCCATCATTTCGAGGAGAAGGCTTTGCGCCCGGGTATCGCGGTCGAGGACATAGTTAAACGTGTGCCGCTTTTCGCCGGCGATGGGCTCGTCATTGTAGGCCGCCCATTGCGCAAAGGCAAACAAGTCAATCTCCGCATCGGGAATCCCCAACCCATAGCGGCGGTTCGTCAAAAAATCCATCACCGCCCAGGCCGGATTGTCCGTCCAGGCTTCGACGTTGCTCAAGGTGCCTTGCCGGACCTTGCGCCCATTCACCGCGACCGTGACATTCGGCAGCGCCCCCTGGAGGGCATCCGTCGCGACGGCACGAATCCCCAGGAGGGCGGTATTGGGATAGTTCTGCACGCCGTTTTGAATCTCGGTGACGTTTTCCAACGTGGGCTTAAACTTCGCTTTGAGTTCATCACTATGGCGCGGATTGCCATAGGCTAAGGCGACATCGTACTGCGCGTGCGGCAGATTGTCCCTCCGGATGCCAAAGCGCACGGGCGCGGTGCGCTGGGCGCTGACGTCAAAGAGGGACCAGGCCGGCCAGGTCGGCTCGCCAAACGGCTTCAGCCGATAACTGACGGTGACGGTGTTGTCCTCTTTTTCCCCCTTCCCGTTGACGTTAAACAGGCCTTCATTAAACACGACATTGAGGACCACGGCATCCACGGCACTCGTCGTCGTATACAAGATCTGATTATCGGTATTGCCGCTATTATCCGGGAGTTGGCGCCCATCGGCAAAGGTGTTGCGCGTCTCCGAGAAAAAGGGCATGGCCGTCTGATCCGGCGTCCCGAGCCGTCCGTCCAGTTCGACCCCCTGGTAATTCGTGACGAGCTGGCCGTTCAGTTCCAGGCCGCCGTAATCAATGCTCTCAATCGGCCCTTCGCCCAAGGCAATGAGCATGCTGAGGCGGGGGGGTTCACTCAGGGCGGAGACGCGGTAGACACTGCCCGGCCCGGCATCCTGCACCTGGAGGACCTGATCCACCGACGCCGAGAGGAGTTGCCCGCCGACGCGGTGGCGCCCATAGATGACGGGGACCACATTGCCGGGGCCAACGGCTGTCGTGATCCCGGCAAACGAGAAGGTATGCTCATCGGGCGGCTGTGACATGTGGGGCTTGGCCGGCGGGAACAGCACATAGGTCAGGGCCGTTGCGGCAATGCTCACGGCCAGACCGACCGCCGCATAGATCAGAAACGGCGTAACGACCGGATCCCCCACCTGGGGGATGGCCCAGACTTCATCGCCGTCCTGCACCGTCACCGTGTCCCACTGCTCCGGCGGTACCACGCCGCCATTCCAGATGACCCGCGCCCACTCCTGGCGTGCGGGCAGACTGGCTGCAATCGTCTGTCCAGCGTCTACCGAGCGACGCGCGACACGCCAGGAGCCATCTGGGGCCCGTACGGGCGAGAGCACGAGCACAAGCGTGGCCGTGCCGACCGGTGCGGGCGGTGCGACCGGTGCGACCGGTGCGGGCGGTGGGGTGGGGCAGGGACCTTCCAGGAGCAGGGTCGCCATGCGAGGTCCTTCTTAGGCCGGGGGCAGCTCATCGGGGACCATGCCCGCAATGTCCTGGGACGTGGCACGAATCTGCGCGGCCTGTTGCTCGGCAATCGACGCCGCTTCCCGCAATTGGGCTTCCAGCGCGTCCAGTTGCTCTTGCGTGATGCTCCCCGCATGCAGCTGCGCAATTTCATTGGCGACGACGGTAATTTGGTCGGCAATCGCCTGACTCCCCGCGGCTTGCTGCGCCGAGAGGTTGTTCATCGCATCGATAATGCCTTGGATACGCTCCATGAGCTGTGCTCCCCATGTGTCAAGCTGTGGAATATGGACAGTAAGAGTCCAATTAATATCAAGAGTCATAGCTATACCAGTCGCCGTAAGCGCGCGATTTGCAGCACCTTGGCCTCCCAGCGCTGAAGGCGATCAATCACCACCCCCGCCTTGCCGCTATGCACAAACTGTGTGCCTTCCATCACCAAGCCGCAGTGATCCCCCACCAGGCCATGCACACTCACAATGAGGCAATCCCAGGGCTGCGTCAGGGTGAGTGGCTGGCGCGGATCGCCCTGGAACCACACCTCCACCACCTCCCGGCTCAGGCACTCCGGGTCATGCGTCAGATCGAGCCCCCAGCCCCGTTTCATGAGATACGCCAGCAAGCCCCAGCAATCATACTGGGTATAGGCGGAACCGAGAATCTCGTCCACCAGGGGCGCAAGCGGCGGCCAGGCAGGAGGCATGCTAGGTTCTTCTTGGAATAAAGTTATAACCAGAACTACTAGTATATCTTCTCTTTGGTACTGAGGCTGAAAGTGTTAGACCTTCAGCTACTAGATCGAAGGTGGCGACCTGCAAATCCGTGACGACCTGTTGCACGGTGAACACCTCGGAGGCGCTGAACGGCGTTTCATCGGGCGTCAGCGCATCCACCTCCCAGAGTTCGACGACCCAATCCGGGCTCGCCGTCGTGGCCCAGTACGTTTCGAGGAGCGCCTGCATGACCTGGTCTACGTTGCCGACCGTCACCCGCAACTGCACGAGGGCGGCATGCGTCGGCGTTTCTACGACCTCCACGTCCAAGGGATAGCGGGCATAGGTTGATCCGTGAAACACAATGTCCTGGTCATAGGCCGCGAGGCTGTAGCGTCCACCTGCGCCGGCTATGCTCACACTGAAAAGGTATATCCACGGGTGACTACTCTCCAACTTGTTCTTTTCGACCCTGAGCGCGGTGGACATCGGACGCGGCACTAGAACTGCTCCTCCAACTGCACACTCCAATTAAAATACCCGCTGCGCAACCCCCCCGGGGCATAGGCGAGTTGTTCCGGGCCAATCAGCGTCGCCGGACCGGGCATGCTCTCTTCCTGGCCGGGCACCACGAGCACATGCGGCACGTAGATGACCACCGTGCAATTCCCCTGCACGCCTTGCGCCGTCGTGTTGTTCAGGTACAGGCTGCCATTGGTGTCCCACGTCACCTGGAAAAACCCGCCGTTGAGGGACGGGTTCGGGCCGTTCGAGATCCCGACCCACATCCCGGTCCACAGGCCATGCACGTAGAGCAGCCGTACGGGCGTTGTGGGCTGCATCACGGCCACGTCGAGCGCGGTGGGATGCGTCCAGCTGACCTCCAGGGCGCCGAGGCGATGGCGCAGGAGCATGTCGCGGAGAATGCGCATGTGCAGCGTGTCCAGGCCCAGGTACTCCAAGGTCCATCTTCGCCGAGGCCGAGACCATTTCGGGCGACGCACTTTATAGCCCTGATCGACCTCATAGGATAAGGACGGATCAATCAGTTCTGGGGCGCTGACGGCGCTTGGTCGTGGGTCTGACGGCCAGAATTCGGCCATGACGGTCTATCCCTACCGTGACAGGTTTCTGATCGCACGGTTTATCTTCGACGATTCACCTTGGCTAAGCTCTTGTAAAACTTCATTGATGATAGTCTGCTTCCCGAGCGCCCGTTGCTGCGCGGCTTGCTTCTCGCCTTCGGCTCTGGTCGCGACGTTGATAATGGAGATGCCGGCGCCGCCCGCTGCCTGCCCCCCCGCACTGGGCGCCCGGCTGAGCAACTGATCCATCTGCAGCCTATTCACGACATACTCCGGGTTCATGGCCGGGTTTTCGCCCAACATGGCGAAAGTGGGGCGATTCACCTCTGCCCCATGCTGCGCGAAGAGCAGGGGATTGATCCCTGCCCCCACGGAACTGGCGGCGCCGGTCTCAGGACCACTGAGCGCCCCGCCGCCCGCCGGCGTGAGTCCACCCGTGGCTGCGCCTAAAATGAGCCGCAGGCCGAGTTGGGTCAGGGCCTTAAAGGCTTCCTGCGAGGCGATCTGTGCCAGGGATTGCAAGATCGAGCGTGCCATCTGCTGGAAGGCCTGACTGACCGTGGCCGTGCCATCCGCAATGCTCTGCAAGGCGGAGGTCCAGGCCTGCCCGACGTTTCCCGCCAACTGTTCAAAGAGCTGGGCGGCATACTGGAGGCGCTCATACTGCCGTCGCTGTTCAAGGAGGCCCCGTGCCTGTTCGCGACCTTCCTCATCGACAAACAGCGGGCGCCCCGTCTGGCGTTGCTCGCGCGCCTCCAGGCCTTGCAGTTCTTCCTCAACCGTCTGCTCAAAAATCGGGAGGCCTTGTCCGCGCGGCGTCCGCAGACGTTCATTGGTGTCTTCGAGACTTTGGAGGAACTGCTTCTGGGTGCGTTCTGCTTCGCGCTGCGCTTCCGTACGCTGTTTAAGAGCGACCACGTCAGCGCGCAGTGCCTCGACTTCCTCGTTATAAGCCTCTCGCACACGAATGATTGCCAGGACTTCGGCGCCGTAGGCCTGAATAAGGGCGTTGCTCGTGTTCTCTTGCATGAGGGCGGCCACGGCATCGGCATCACGGGCTTCTTTGCTTTGCTGGTACTTACTGACGAGATTGTCGAGGGTCTTGACGGCCTGTTCTTCTTGCCGCGCCAGCGCCATCGTGACCTTGTCAATAGCCGCCTGATACGTCTCCTGGTCCTGCTCCGCTTGCTTGATGGCATCGTCATAACGCTTCAGGTCTTCACGCCCTTGCTCAAAGACGCGGCGGCGGGCTTCGGGATCGCCCTTTTGCGCCTCGACGGCTTGCTCTGCCGCCTGTTGGAGTCGGAGCTGTTCTGCGATGGTGCTCTGCCCCGCGCTCGGCATGCGGGCCAGCACGTCCCTGGCAAAGGTTGCATTTTCGCCAGTGGGGAGCGGGATGCCCTGCCGCCCCGGCCCGGCGTTATAGGCCGTGAGGGCGCGGTTGACGTCATTGCCAAACTGCTTCAGGAGTTGGGCGAGGTAGTCGAGCCCCAGCCGCACATTGGTTTCAGGCTCAAGGATTTGCTGACGCGTAATACCAGGTTGGAGCATCTGCGCCGTGCCCGGCATAAGTTGCATGAGCCCGAGCGCCCCGGCCCGGGACACCGCCGTGGGATCAAAGTTCGATTCCTGACGCACCAGAGCCAGGGCTAGTTGCGGATCAATCCCCCGCTCCACCGCCATGCGCATGATCATCTCGCGATGCGGACTCCCGGCGCCCAGACTGCTTTCGCCCAAGGGTCCGACCATCCCTTGCTGCACAGCGGCGGGCATGGTCTGCATGAGGTCGCGCAGTTGCTTCGTGGTTTGCTCGATGATCTTGAGCCGTTCTTCCGCACGCTCAAGCTCGGTCAGGAGGGGCGTGATACGGAGCGTCTCTAACTGGGCGCGTTGGCGCTCCAGGATAGTCCGAAGGCGGGATTCTCCAGCTTCGATATCACGCTGCCGTTCCTGCTCCCGACGCAGGAGGTCCTCGCCACCGCTCTCAATGTCCCGGCGGGCCTGGATGCCTTGCTGCATCCACTGACGTTCGGGGGCCTCGGCTTGCAGGCGGGCGATGCTGGTCGCCACCTCATCAAATGCGCGCAGCAGCGGGCGTAATTGATGCTCGGCAACATTGCGCTGGATGACGTTGCCCGTCTCCAGCGTCCGGTACACCCCCTCAATGGTATCTTTCAGGCGCTGCCACTGCGCTTCGAGCCGCTGCATTTCCTCAAAGTCCTGCGGACGCACTTGGCGACCACCGAACCGTTCACGGGCGGCGCCCTCGATAAAGGCTTTCTGCTGCTCCTCTGCCTTGCGGGTGGCTTCGAGGATATCGGCCGTCCTCGCGGCGACTGCGGTGAGGAATTGCAGCAGCCCAGACTGGGCAATGCGGTCTTTCAAAAGCAGGATTTCATTCCCGAGCCGATTGAAGGCTTGCGCCAGGGTTTCGACCTGTTGGGTACCCTGGGGCAGTTCGCTTTCGAGCTGGCGGCTAAAGGTGCGGACAAACGTCGTCGCATCCATGCCCCGCGTAATCATCTGGTTAAGTTGCTCGGTCGTGACGCCAAAGCCCCGCGCGGCAATCTGGAGGGCATTCGGGAGGGCTTCGCCAATCTGTTGCCGGAGTTCTTCTTGTTCGACCTTGCCCTTACTGACAATCTGCTGGAACCCGATCAGCAGGCGGCCGAGTTGCTCCGTCGAGAGCCCGTAGGCTCGCGCCGCCTGGGCCAGCCCCGTAAAAAGTCGTTCGGTATCGGCGCCCTCCAGGGCCGTGCCCCGCGTGGCAGCACTCAGGGTGCGATAGGCACCCGCAAGCGTCTGTAACGACTGTCCCGTAGCATTGGAGGTTTGGACAATAAAGGCGAAGGCTTGCTGACTGGCCTCGAGGCTGCCGGTAATGGCGACCAGACTGGCCCGGAGTTGCTGCATCTGGATACCGACCTGGACGGTACTACGGGCGAACTCCGCCATCTGACCGACGATGGCCTGGATCGAGGTCGCGATGCCAATGCCCCCGGCAATCTGGAGCATGGCACTCCAGGCACTGCCCGCGCCCTGCCCCGACTGCTGGGCCGTCTGGCCCGCTTGCTGGACGACGGCAATAAACTGCTGAAAGTTCTGCGTCGTCTGGGAAATGGTGGTGGTCGTCTCCCGAAACGCTTGATTCGTCTGGTTGAGCTGGGTATTCAATTGCTGAAACTGCTGTCCGGCCTGCTGCGCCCCTGTGCCCGCCTGCTGCGCACTCCGGGACAACGCGGCCATCCCCTGCTGCGCCTGCGGCCCGACCTGTCCAAGCGCCTGCTGCAAGCGGCTGAGATTGGCAATGATGGCGTCCTTGTGCTGGGCAAACTGCTGCAAGGACTGCTGCGCCTGTTGGATGCCCCTGGCAAAGTCAGTACTATTTATTTTTATATTAGCAACAATGTCACCAATGGAAATCTCGGCCGTAACCTTCCCCTTTACAATAGATGTAAATGCTGCTACACTTCTTTACGTATTCCCTTACTGTTTTGGAGGCCCCTATGACCAAAGTCACTTTGTCGCTGACTCTCGCTCTTTGGCGGGCCTTTCGTATGGCCTGCATTGGTCGTGGCACATCGGCCAGCAAAGAAATTGACCGGTTGATACGTGCCCAACTTGCCCTGTGGGACCAGGAGGCGCCTCCGGCCCACTGAAAGGAGGTTGTTATGCCGCGGTTGTGCTCTGCATTGCTCATCAGCGTGCTGCTCCTTGTCCCGCTTTCTGCACACGCGATTGATGAGGAAACACGCCAGCTTGAAGCCTATGCACTCTGCCATGCCCAACCTTATCGGTGTCCCCCCGGCGCGCTCATGACCCCGGAGGAACGGGCCACGGATACCCTCTGTGAACAGCTCACCCCACACCGTGCCTTGATCACCGCTAAAATGCGACATCGGGAGCCGCTGGATAGTGCGGACCTCGCGGCGCAACAGACGTGGCAAACCTCGTGCCACGGCTGGGAACAGCAGCGTCGTACTCGACAACCCCAGGCAAGCCCACCGGCAGCGGCATTCAGCATACCGTCAGCGCCGACGTCAATACTCCAGTGTTGGACCGAGACGTGGGGCACGGGCATGACCAGCGGGAGCAGGACCACATGTACCTCCTACTAAGTAGTATCCAGCCGCGTTGCCACCCTCTCTTCTGTCACCCCTGGGAGATAGAAAGGCGCGGCTGGACACCACTCACTCGCTGCCGTTCAACGTCGTGCCCCCATAGATCTGATTGAGCATTCGCGCCTGCTCCAGCAGTTGGTCAGGTGTCGGTGGCGCGGGTGGCTCCTCACGTTGCGCTGTGCGTTTCTGAAAGCCGTGCCCGAGCCACGCGACAACCTCCTCAAACTCAAAGGGGGCACTGCGACTCTCGCTATCGCGGTGCACACTGGCCAGAATCCAGGCCGTGAGCGCTGCTCGTCTATCCTCGCGCGCCTGCTGGAGCCGCCACCGGGCCGCGAGCAGGTCGGTCTCGTAAAACGTCGTGGACCAAAATTCCTCGTCCGATACGCCTAACTCAATACGGGCGAAGGCATAGAGTTGGCCCCACGGAATGACAAAGGGCCGGCCTCGTCACTCGCCTCCTGCGGCTCGTCCGTCGCGGGCATGGTGGCGGCATTCCAGGCCGCAAAGAGCGCCTCGAAGATGGCGCCCAGCTTGTCAAAGTCCATGAGGTCCTGGACCTGCTCCAGAGTCAGCGTCGGATCATCGGCCAGGAGGCCCCGCCGCAAGAGCACGGCGAGATCATTCAGCGTCAGCGTGCCGGCGTCCGCAAAGAGACTCAGGATGTTGACCTGTTTGGACCATAATGCGCAAAGATCCCGCTCGGCCTGGAAGATGGCGCGCTTGTCCAGGCGCACATAGCGCAGCCGGTCCAGCGTCAGGGCAATGCCAGGGGTCAGGTGGATGTCAGCCATAGGGTGTTACTTTCCTTGTTTCTCGCTGTCCTCGGCGGGGGGCCGCATATAGAGCGGTAGTTTGGCGCCTGGCTCCCGCACCTGGTTGAGTTCATGGCGGTAGAGCATCTGGCCCAGGGCCTCCGTCTGCGCCTCGCGGTGCCGATTCGCAGCCGCAATCGCTTCCACGATACGGATGGTATTGCCCGTAATACCCTTCTCGATGGCTTCGTGGTTCCGTTGGAGATCGACAATGCCACGGTGCACATTGTCATAGAGCAAGTAACCCCCAACGCCCATCATGAGGAGCAGCAAGATCGGCAGGATGTCGCGTGCCTGAATACCGAACGACTTGGTCCCGATCTGGAGCGACAGCCGCTCGCCGTTGCCGTTGGTGATTTGCCCGCGCACCTCATCGGCCATGCGTCTGCTCTCATAGTCTAAAAAAATCTATGCCCAAACGACAGGGCCGTCCACCGTGAGCTCCGTCTCCAACTGCAACGCCCCGCCGACCGGGGCCCCGGGGATCCGCCAGCGCGTCACAAACGCATTGAATGTGGCTGTGGGGTTGCCCGTTGTTGGGAAGGTCGCCACAAACTGCGTCGTGGTGCGGGCTTCCATGGCGGTACGCATCGCGATTTGTTGGGCGTTGGCAAGCACTGCGTTAAACGTTGCCCGGACGACCCCGCCACTGATGAAGGTGGGAATGCTGGAGCCGTAGCCTGAAACGCCGTCATGTGCCGTAACGTCCACAACCGTCACACTGCCGCCCACGTCCGTCAAATTGGTGAGCTCCGGAATGATCGTTCCGGAGATCTTTAATGAGGTCCCAAACGCGGATTTCGCTTGCGTTGCTATAAGAAGCTACACTTTCTACGCTTGCCCTTCGCACGAGGGCAGTAGCAAGGGAGCCGGTTGGTCTCCGTGCTCAGGGCGGACCACCCGTCTCAGGTCTCTCGTGTTACGCCGCCGTAAAGATGAGCGGCCCATCTACTTCAAAGTTGACCGCACTCGTCAGTGCCCCGGCCACGGGCGCCGCCTTGCGGTCCTCCGTCACCCATGCCGAGAAATACCAAGCCGGGCGTGGAACCCCCGTATGACTCGGCCATACGATCAGGTACGGCCGCGTAATGCGTTGCGTCAGCAAGAACGTCAACCCGGTCGTGGCGTTGTGCTGGGGATTGGCCGGCACCCAGTTGAGCGCCATGCGCATGGTATTGCCCCTGAGAAAAGTCGGAATGGAACTGGCGTACCCATTGCCATCATGCGCGGTGGTCTCCACGAGCGTCGCCTGGAGGCCCGCGTCTTCCACATTGGTCATTTCCGCAATCGTGGTATAGGTGGACGTGCGCGTAAACGTGCCCCCGCCGCTATACGTCCCTCCGCCGACACTCCCCCGCAAGCGCAGATGCGTGGCGTCTGTGGCCTCCACCACCCACGTGCCATTCGCTCCGGTCAGGCCAGTCACCCCGGTGACGGTGCCCGTGCTGACGTCGCCGGTGGCCAGGCCATGCGCGGCGGTGGTGAGCACAATCGGGGTGGCGGCCGTACCACCCGTCACCGCAATGGCGGCGAGGGGCACCCCGTCACCCAGTTTCAGCATGACCCCGTATGCACTAATGGCCGCCGTTGGCATTTACGTCCCCTCCTCCGGCGTCGACTCCGGCGTCGGCTCCTGTGCCGCCTCAGATTCCGCAGGCACAGGGCTCGGGGGCGCGGCAGGCATGTCGGGCGCCGATGAGAGCGCATCGTCGCCTGGTGAGACCGCATCCCCCGACTCGGGCGGGGCTTTCACCATCACCCCGGCATGGCGTTGCTGCATATGTTGCGTCATGAACCCCTCATCCGGGCTCTTGTGCCCACAGATGCCGTCGGGGGCGCCCGCATCCGGAATGAGGCACGTGTAGATGGTGCGGTCGCCCACCTGGTCTTCTTTGTAGGTCGGCTCATCCGGCATGGGGCGGCTCCTCTGGTGCGGGTGGTGGCTCTGGTGGTGGCTCTGGTGGTGGCTCTGACGGTGGCGCGGGTGCAGGAGGCGGCGCCAGGGCGGCTTGCCTGGCATCCGCATCCGCGCGCAACGCGATCAGCATAGGGATGGTCTCCGTGGGCACGGCGTCACACTCGTGCACCTGGCGCACGTGGGCCTTGATGCCATCGAGGTCGAAGCGCGGCGCATCGGCGGGACAGAGCAGGCACACGTAGAGCGGCGCAGGCTGCTCCCAGATGGCAATGTGATACGTGGGGCGGACGGGGAGTGCAGGCGTCTCGGGAGCGGCCTCTGGCATGGCAGGCCATGCGTCAGGCGTGGCAGCAGGCGTGGTCTCGGTCGGGGTCTCGGTCGGGGTCTCGGTCGGGGTCTCGTCGGCCATGAGGCAGCTCCGAACAGAAAAAAAAGCCAGCCGCAAGGGATCATTCCCTGTGCGCTGGCTGATCGGACTGCCCTACTGGCGTGCGACGAGTCCAGGCGAGTGGACGATAGGCTTTCTAGCGTAGCATAGCGGCACGCGGGATGCACGCAGGATTTTTACGGGGCCTGGGCATCGCGGGCCGCGAGGATCTCAAACAGTACAAACGGGCGGTTCCACTCGTCAGGCGGGAGTCCGAATGGTCCCCCGAGGGGCAGAATCTGTTGATACCAGACGCCATTGATGGTCTGATTGACGACACTCGCCAACAGCTTAAAGGCTTCCCCCGCCATGCCTCGTGCGGCTTCATAGCCATGAGGATTGCCTCTCCAACGACACTGAATCCGGGCCATTTCTACGGATGGCCCTCGCAGGTCATGGGTCATCCGGGGTGGGAGTCCTGGGGCTTCTAAAAGGGCAAGGATCGCATCCTGCACGCCATTGCCAGGGGCATCCATCGGGATCGTGCCCAAGAAGAGCGACTGCCCAAGGACACCGAACCCGTTGTCTTGCAGGAAGACCCCGAGATCATCTAAGACCATTATCGTCCCTCCTGTTCCACGCGGTACTGCTGCGTCACCGTACAATCCACGATGGGCTGCAAGCGCCCATCCACGACGGTGAGATGCACCGCGATCTGCGCCCGTACGCCGGGATGCAGGACGTCCGCATAGGTGGCATCCAGTAACGCCAGGACATAATCCCGCATGGCCCGATTTTGCGGCAGCGCCACATGGGGCGCAGGCTCCGATGGCGGGACCAGGGTCGGTAACGGTCTCCCGTAGCTATCGTGCCCCCGTCTGGGCTGAGCCATGGCGTACCTCCTTTCGCGGCAGGCAGCAAGAAGGGAGAGGCGTATGGCTGGATTGACACATCCGTCATGGCATGAGCCATGCACACCAAAACAAGCCCCACCCGCAGACCAAAAACAACGCCGAGGATTCGCGTGCGTAGAGGGCTGCCAGAAAGCACCCCAGGGCCCCGAGCGTCAAGACCGTCCCACAGGAAACGCCCATACATGTCCCCTCTAAAACGCAATCCTGAGCGCATCAGCGATTCTGCTTAACATGCCTGCGGTGGCCTGAAAGGTCGGCATGCTCAGGTAATGGCTTTGCCCTCCGCGTGGATGCGGCATGGTCATGTCAAACTCCACAATGGCAGCGTAGCGTTCGGGGACCCGGCCCTGGACCCCCACCGTGCCACCGTATCGCACACCAGCCTCGACGACGTTCGGGGCGATGATCGCCCAGTTATCAACCTTCCCGGACCTTTGTAAACTCCCCGTGTCAAACTGGCACCAGCGGTTGACTGGCTTCAAGAATGGCCTCGGCTTCCTGTTGCACAGCGATACCGAGAAGAGGCACCGCTTCTGCCGCAAGACGCTGGAGATTCCGGGTAACGATGTCGAGACCCGTCAGTGCAAACACTTCAGCCATAACGTACTCCCAGGCTAGAGGTAGACTTGGACGTGATCGAGCACCCCATACTCGTCTTTCACAGGCTTCAGGCCCTCGATCGGGACCACGCGTCCATCAGGTAAGGTGAGTTGACTGCGCTCATCAATCACCGCCTCTGGCGGCAACCATAACACCGTCTCGTGCATCAACTGCGCCCCGGTGGTCGCAAGCTGTGTCTGGAAATGGAGCTCGATATACGCGGCTGATGGTATCGCAGGCCCATAGGTGGGGCGTCCATAACTGTCCTGCCCCTCGTACGCAGCAATAAGGACCGTTTCATGCAGCATGTCACGAATCACCTCGTGCACTAGGGCTCTCCCTTCCTGGCCTGCTCCAGGGCATGCGTGAGTTGTGCGTTGCTCCACTGGAGTTGCCGCAGCTGCTCCTGCACCGTCGCCAGGCTCTCCTCCGCCTGCTCCACCTGCTGGCGCTTGGAGCTGAGCTGCGTTGTCAGCACCCGGACCCGCGTGCCCAGCGCCGTGAGTTGTGCCTGCCACGAGGGCAGCGGCGAGGCGGCCGCGGGCACGAGCTGCTCACTCACCAGGATACGGTACTCCTGCGCCAGGACCGTTTCGCAGGACAGGGGCGTACTCGGCGTTGGCGCCGTTGGCGCCGTTGGCGCCGTTGGCGCCGTTGGCGCTTGACTCCAGGCCAGCGCCGTCCAGAGCCCCATGGTACTGAGGAAGCCGTTTACATACCAGCGCACGTGCACCACACCTCCTACGGGGCATCCCAGCGATAGAGGTCCGAGTAGCCACAATCCGCATTGGGATCGGGTGCCGAGAACGGGCTGGTAAACATGATCTTGCTGCCATCCCACGTCGCACTCATACGGACCTGCCGACAGTAGCCCCGATGCGGGCGGGCGCGGTGATGCATGAGGCGTCGCACTTCAAAGGGCGCGACCATGTGGATCATGAACGTTTCTTGCCGGTAGGCATACCACGTGCCGGGATTGCCCAGCGTATCAGCTGGATCCGCAATGTTGGCATAACACCAGTCCTGATACGCCCCTTTCGCCCCACAGGCAAAATCCCCATTCCCGACCGTATTGCTGGAGAGCACGGGTAGCAGCATCTGATTGCCGGTGGCCGTCAGTTGGGCGGAGCCCAGTCCGGCCACATTATTCGTGACCAGGGCACGGAAGAGATGGCGCGTACTGCCCGACATGGAGTAGAGCGCTTGGGGCACAATCATGTAGGTGTTGCCATCGCTTGCGGTGAGCACATCGCCGTGGTCACTGCCCCCGGCATCCCAGAAGATGACCTCGGTCGTGGAAAGCGTCGTCGTCCCATGGTTCACGGCAAAACTACCCTTGGGGTGATTCGTCCCGAAATTGGCATGGGAGAAGATGACATAGTTGCCATCCGGCGAGATCCCCGCCCAGCCGCCCGTGGTCACATCGGAGGGGATGGTGATGCTGCCGGTATACAGCGTGTCCGTACTCTTCTTCCAGACTCGGGCACTGCCGGCAATATTGAGCAAAAAATACGTGCCCGTTGTATCGATCCAATCCGCCGACTGCCCCAGTCCACCGAGGGTGCTCCCAAAGTTCTTGACCGTACTGCTGCTGCCCGTCGAGATATCATACTGCTGAAGGGTGGTGCCACTGGTGTAGTAATAGATATTGGCACTCACCGGATCAAACGACTGCTCACCCGTGGTGCCCGAGGGATAAGGAACGCCACTGCGGATCGTCGCCCCCGTGGTCGGATTGAGCACGACGATCGTACCAGACAGGCTATGAATAAAGGCGGTATTGTCGGCATTCCAGCGGCCATTGACGCCATAGATAATCGGCGAGCCCGCGGTGGTCGAGGGATAGACGTTGGTGAGCCGCGTAAACACTTCCCCAAAGATCGGATCCAGATACGTCCCCCCCACCGCCGGAAAGGCTGGTGAGGCTGGCGTAAAGCTCTCATAGGCGTACACCCCACAATACGGCGGGGGATGGATGGCCGTATCGGTAATCCAGGCCGCCACCGGGAGTGCCAGGAGGAGGAGACCGCACACCAGCCCGCAGACACGACGCATACCGTTCCCTCTTATGGAATGACCAGGGCTTGCCCGGTCAGATTGACCGCCTCATAGACCAGTTTCGGATAGCCCGCGCTGGGCGTCAGCGAGCTATTGGCATTAATGGAAATAACCGCCGGATTCGCCGCGCTAATCGCCACAGTCACCGTGAGCGTGCCCGACGTCATGGCCTGCTGATTCCCGTACTTGACACAGGTCGCATTGGCGATGGTGCCCGCCTTGTTCGTCACATGGCACGACGCCTGCCCCTCCTCGACCTGGTAGTCGGTGCCGTTCGTCACCTCGACGCCATAGCGTACCTGCGACGCATGCACACTGCCATTGGCGACGGTCGCGGACAGGATCGGAATGGCGGTGTTGTTGGTCAGCGCTTTGGAGGAGCCATAGGGCGTACACGTACTGCCCGTCGCCGTGTTTCCTGCGCAGTTTTGACATTGAAAGTTTTGGCCGTCGTAGCAAACAGTAACAATCTGTCCTGTCCTAATATCATTGTCACCGAGGTCGGTAGTAATCCCGCCCTGGACCTTCTTAATCGTCTTCGCGCCGAGGCTGTGCAGGTTGAGCGTGGCTGGCCCCACATTGGCCACGTCTGCGGTGAATTTGTAGCATGCTTTTGTGACATAGGCCGTAATCGCCCGATCAAACGTACAGGCATACGCATCCGTGCCACCGCTCGGCCCGCTGGTGCAGGTATTTTCGTGGCCCACAATGACGACGTTGGAATTATAGAGCACAGTAGACTGTGCCTGAGCATACCTTGGGCTCGCGAGCAGGGTCGGCCACAGCAAGACAAGCAAGAGGAAGAGGCGTCGCATCGGCCCTCCTAGGGCACAAATTCTAAATTCTCTATACCAAATTGCACTGCGTGCGCCCCATGGCGCAGCCCGCCATCCCAGGACCACTCGAAGGTCAGCACGCGCTGCTCGACGCGGCGATGCTCGTTCAGAATCACCGTATCGGCTGGCGTGAACTCCAGCATGACCACCGTGACGAGCGGCGGACCAGGCACCTGCGTCAGACTGCCGCCGTTGGTATTCAGAATATCCTGGTGATCCCGCCCGTTGACAATGACATGGTTCTCCAGGTCAAAATACGTCGCAGTGAGCGTATCCACAAAACCGGGATCAATCGCGGCTCCGGTGCCATCGACCAGGGCAAAACTGTAACTGCCGGTGGTGCCCTCGATCAAGGCATCTGGTAAGACCACAGGTGTCGCCATTACTCCTCCACGCCGACGGGTTCAGGCTTCGCATGGGGGCGCAAGCCCAGGGCCACGCCGCCGCCACTGCGCAAAGTGCCGACGGTGCCATTGGAACTCACGAGGCCGCCGCCTGGGATCGGCGCCGGGCGCATAATCGGCGGAATCGCACTATAGTCAAAACGAATCTCGGTCCCCGCCAACGTGAGCGCCCCGGCACTCGCAGGCATCACCAGCGTCAAGGATGCCTCGCCACTGAGGATCAGCTGTCCGGCTTCGGCCGGCAGGGACAGAACCAGGCTGACCGGGATGCCCTCGATCGCCAGACTGCCACTCGCCGCCACGGCCTGCTGGGTCCAGCGCAGCAAGGCGTCCGGACGACTGAGCGTCAGCCCGGTCACCGCCGCCGGCAGCGTCACGCGGACCGCTACAGCGCTTCCGGTGAGCGTCAGTGCCCCCGCCTCGGCGAGCAGGATGGTCCGAGAGCCATAGCGCAACACGGCATCCTGGCCGGTGAGCGTCAGCATCCCCGCCTGCGCCACGAGTCGATGGCTCTGGCGTACGGGCGTCGCCGTGCCTGTCAGCGTGAGACTCCCACTGCTCACCAGCACCGTCACCCGCAGCGGCGTCGCGGTCCCGACCAGACTGCTCGTCGTACTGGCCGCCACCATCCGCCTGAGAGACCGCAACGGTGTCCCCGTGCCCGTCAGCGTGAGACTTCCACTTTCCGCCAGCAACACCTGTTGGGAGCCATAGAGCAACGCCGCCGACATGCCTGTGACGGTCACACTGCCGGCCCCGGCAGACACGACCAGCCGCAACGGCGTAGACGTCCCGGTGAGCGGCAGCGGGCTACTCGTGGCCGCCAGCAGGAGCCGCAAAGACGTCGCGGTGCTGGTCACACTGAGGCCGACCGTAAACGCGGCCATCGTGCGGCTGCCCCGCAGGATCGCCGCGGTGCCAGTCAGCGACAGGCTCCCACTGTCGGCACCCATGCGCACCGGCCGCCGGAGAATCACGGACGTGCCCGTGAGCGTCAGCGTGTCCACGTCTGCCAGCAACACCTTGCGTGCACCATAGACGAGCGCTGCCGACGTGCCCGTGAGCGTCCCGGCACTCGCTGCCGCCGGCATGCTGACGCGGAGCATACTGGCCGTGCCGCTCAGGCTGAGACTGGCCGATGCCGCGGCCAGCGTGCTCTGCAGCGTGACGGCCTGCCCGGCGAGCGTCAGCGCCCCGCTAAAGGCATCAAGGCGGTGAGTACGCCGCAACGTCGCAGACGTACCGACGGCCATCAGCGCCCCTGAGACTGTTGCCATCGTGACCTGTGGCAGCACGGCCTGCCCGGTGCTGGTGAGGCTCCCCACCGCCGCCGTCAGCCGTCGCGCTGTCCCCACAGGCGTCGCCGTCCCCGTGAGCGTCAGGGTCGCCGCATCGGCACTCAGCACCTTCTGTGACCCATAGAGGAGCCCGACATCCTGCCCCGTACTGAGCAAACTCCCGGCCGCCGCGAGCAGACGCACGAGATGCTGCAAGGGAGCGGCCGTACTCGTGAGCGTCAGGGTCCCACTCACCGCTACGACGCGCCGAGCAGCACGGAGACTCGCAGACGTTCCGGTACCCATCAGCGTGCCGGCATCCGCGGTCAGCCGTCGAGCAGTCCGCAGCGGCGTGGCTGTCCCTGTACTCGTGAGCACGCCACTTCCGGCAAGCATCGTTCCCGCCAACACGGCGGGCGTACTCGTGCACGTCAGCGGGCTCGTCAGCGCCGGGAGGCTCACCGCCAGGATGACCGACGTGCCACTCAGCGCCCCTGCCCCCGCCACGACCGGCAGCGTCAGCCGCAGCGTGGTGGCCGTACTTGTACTCGTCAGCGCACCGGCGTCAGCAGGCATGATGCGCGGCCCGGCGGCCCCGCCCCCGCCCACCAGCACCCGCCCACTCTGATTCTGGGCAAAGACCACGCTGACATCATAATTTGAGGGCGCGACCGTGACCTGCCCCTGGACCTGGCGCATCGGCGTCCCGCCATCATAGGCCTGCACGAGCAGATTCGGCGTACTGCGCCCATGCTCACTCGCGGGATAGCTGGTACTGGTGCCCCCGCTCAGCGTCTTCACGCCGTTCGCCAGGGACCCCGGCGGCACGGCCGAGCCGATCACCACCCGACCACTCTGGGCCTGCGCGAGGGTAACCCGCACATCATAGGTGGTCTGGTGGACCTCGATCAGCGCGGGCATCTGAAGGCCAGTCCCGTCATAGACCTGCACCAAGAGATTCGGCGTATTGAGGGCATGGGCCGTGCCGAGCACCGTCGTGACCGTGCTCCCGCTGAGGGCCGCACCGTAGGAAGGCGCCGGTCCCGTCGCCAGCAGCAGGTAGCCACTCTGCGCTTGGGCAAAGGTCACCGTGACATCGAACACGGTCGGCTCAATCGCGACCGCTGCACTGAATTGCACCGCCCAGGGCGTCGTGGCGTCATACACCTGCACGAGCAGATTGGGCGTATCGAGGGCATGGGTCGCGCCTTCCACCACCCCCGTCAGTTTGTTCACAAAAACGGCGCGGCCTTGACTAAAGGCCAATGTCGTCCGATGCGTCAGCGTCGCGGCCGTCCCGGTCAGCGTCGCACTCCCACTGGCCGCCGCAAGCGTCAGCTGGAGCGGCGTGGCCGTGCCGGTGCTCGTGACCCCACTACTTGCCGCTGGCAGCGTCAGCCGCAACGGCGTGGCGGTCCCGGCTACCGTCGCGGCACTGCTGGACACCACGAGCTGCCGCGTGGCCCGCAGCGGGGTCGCCGTGCCGCTCAGCGTCAGGGCCGTCGCGGCGGCGGGCAGCTTCCGTCTCCAGCACAGCGGTGTCCCGGTTCCACTCAGCATCACCGCGCCAGGATCCGCGAGCAGGCGGCGGACGATCCCATGCACCAGCGTCACGTCGCTCCCGGTCAGGGTAAGCATCCCCGCATCCGCCTGAAGCGTCTTGAGCGACGTATAGACCAGCGTCGCATCCGTGCCCGTACTCGTCAGCGCCCCACTCCCGGCCGCCAGGGTCAGGCCGAGCACGGTCGCGGTGCCCGTCAGGGTTAGCGCGCCAGGGCTCGCCGCCACGGTGACGACCAGGGGACTGGCCGTGCCCGTGCTCGTCAGCGTCCCACTCGCCGCCGCGAGCCGCCGCACCGCCCGCAGGGGCGTCGCCGTGCCGCTCAGCGTGAGACTGCCCACCGTTGCTGGCAACGCAACGCCGAGCGTCACGGCCGTTCCGGTTAGGGCCACCGCCGCACTTCCGGCCCCTACCGTGGTCCGCAACGGCGTACTCGTCCCCGTCAGCGTCAGCGTGCCGGTCTCGGCCGTAATCCCGAGCCCCCCCGCAGGCTTCTGCCACTGCACGAACAAGACATTGACGTAGGGCGGCAGCATGTCGGCCACACTTTGCAGCGTCGGCGTCGTGCTGCCCGAGGTAAAGTCCGCCGTGGTTGCCGCCGTCCACGTATGCGTATGCGCGGTCGTCGCCGCGTTCGCAATCGTGCCCGCCGTACGATTTTCCCCGGCCCCCGTCGCGGCCGTCACACTATGGCTATGGGTATTGACCGGATGGCTATGGCCCGTCGCCGTATGGCCATGACTCGCACTGCTGCCGCCACTGCCCCCAATACCAGCAAGCGTACTGGCGCCCTTGAGAAAGAGGCTGCGCAGATCCGGCGTCCCGTCCGTGCCATCACAGAGCGCCCAGTCCGTAGGAATATCGGCTTCGGCCCCAAGCCAGAGGGCAATGATCTCACCGGTTTGTTGGAGCGCCCCGCTAATATTTTGCACATAGGCCAGCACCCAATAGGGCGGCTCGGGAATACTGGCGCTGGAGGTCGGATCACTGCTGCTCGTAATGCCTGGCGTCGCATTCCCAAAGGTCAGCGCATGCGTATGGGTCGCCGTCGCGACACCCGCGGTGGCCCCGCTCTGATCGCCCGCCACCAGGGCCTGCGCCCGGATCGCACTGGCAATGCCCGGATGGCTATGGCTATAGGTAAACCCATGCGCGTGACTGGCAACACTATGCGTATGGGTAGTGGCCCCGCCCCCGGTGGCACCCGGATCCGTCGCGGCGGCGGCACCTTTGGGAAACACCCCGCGGTAATCCGGGCGCCCCGCCGTGCCATCACAGAGCGCCCAGTTGGTCGGAGCCGCCGCACTGTCCGCCCACAGGCCAATGGTGTTGGCGGGAAAGCCATGCGTCACACCGAGGGAGCGCAGGAACAGCGTCTCCACATAGGCGGGCTCATGGTTGACCGCATTCGTGCTCGGACTATCCGTGGCCAGCGTCGTGGTGGGATCCGGGGTATTCGGGTTGCCCGTATGCGTATGGGTATCCGAGGGGTTCGTGGAGCCGACATCCCGCGAACTGGCGCCGGCGGCCGCCCCCGAGTTGGGGATCGTGTGCTCATGCGCCGTGGTATGCACATGGCCCGTGGTCGTATGGCTATGGGTGGCACTGCCCCCCGTACCGCCGCCAGCGGTCGCCGCCGGAGCGCCACGCGGGTAGCGGCCATCCAGGGCCGTCTCGCGCACCCAGCCCGCGGGAATCGTCGCTGCCGTGCCGCTCCACAGCACGACGATATCCCAGGGAATCGCGTCCGGGTCGATCACTTTCGGCACCAGCGCGGCCCCGGGCCACAGGGTCCGGGACAGCCCCGCGGGCCAGCCGAGGCGGGAGGCCTGATACGCCGCGCGGATTGCGTCAGGCGCGAGCACCCGCGTATAGATACGGATATCATCCGTCCGCGCGGTCCCCGTGCTCGCGCTGGCGAAGTAGGTGCTGGCCGCCGCCCCCACCATGCCCGTGTAGGTGCCCGCCACCCAATTGGTGGTATCCACCTGGACGCCATTGCGGTAGAGGGCACACCCCGCCGCCGTATGGGAGCCATCATAGGTCGCCGTCAGGTGCACCCATTGATCTTGATAGAGTGCCGTCCCGCCCGGCGCCTGCCGACCCAGATAGATGGTCGTCCCCCCCGAACTGTACACGTAAAAATTCAGGTTGGTGCTGGTGAGTTGGACCCGGTACTCATTATTGCGCCAGAAGAGACTCGGGTTGCCCGCGAGGCTCGACAGATAAAACCACCCCATGAACGTCACGGGCTGATCCGTGCCACCCTGGGTAAAGCTGAAGGCGCTCGTGGCAGGCGTCGCGATGTCAAGACTGCCGGTGGCCCGCACGTCGCCCCAGCCCCCTGGCCGGGTGGTCGGATGGACGCCATTGGCATCGCTGGTAATGGTCACGGTGGCCGGATACCGCCCCGTCAGGTCCTCCCAGCGCAACATACGCACCCGCAAGGGCAGGACCTTCCACCAGGCGAGCAGCCCCTTATGCAGCGGCGCGGCGGGGGTGTAGAGCGGTTGCTGATACTGGAGGGTATGGCGCCCGAGCGGACCAGCCATCGCGTCGCCCTTCTGGCTAGGTATCCGTGAGGTATGCCCCCGTTACGTTAATCTCGTGCGGCCCGGTGGCGTGGAGAGACTGACCGGTATTGTGGGCAACGTAGACGCCCCAACGCTTGGGCGAAGCGCCGTAAGCCTGGGCCATAGAGAGGGTCCGGGTCAAGGGATAGGAGATATTCGCAGTAGCCACCACCGTCGCACTGCCCATCAGCACAAAGCCCCCGTCCAGGATATTGGCCGCCGCCGCCGCCGTCAGGGTCACGTTCGCATTCGTGCCGGTCAGGACATCGGGATAGGTCGGCGTATCGGGATTGATACACTGATAGCTATACAGCCGAATTTCGCTGTTGAGCGTGGGCGTCGAGGTCGCATGCGTCGTCACTTCGCCGCCGATGGCATAGTCGATATAGCGGTTCGCGCTGTTATCCACCGCCGTCGATTCACGCCCGGCAATCCAGGTCGTGGAGGAGGCAAGGCCGGCCAGCGTGATCGTCAACGCGGTCGTGGCACTATATTGGAGCTTAAAATTCGTGTTCTCGGTGTACTCGACCCACCACGGCGCCACCCCCAACGTCTGCCACACCTTGTCACGGAAGCGCAGGAGCCGCCGCTTCGGGCTCAAGAACTCCGTCGCATGGCCAGGATGCTTGGCGTGCCACTCCCACACTTCCTGGCTGAACTGCTCCGGCGTACAGGCATGAGGGCGATGCCAGAGCTTGCAATCATGGCAGTAGCAATCGAGCCAGATCTGCACATGCGGTGCGTCCTGAAGGCGGTGACTGCGGGGAGAGACCTGAAACATATCGCCTCCTACGGCAAATACCATGCGGCCATAATGTCCGCAATCCCGAGCGCCCCTTCAAACGTCAGCGTCGCCGGGGTCGCCTGACTGCCATCCCCCGGGCCGGTAGCATAGAGCTTCTCGGCCCGCGTGGCCTGGCGCTTGGCAATCGTCGCCAGATTGGTCCGCGTCACCGACTGGGCCCCAAACGCATCAGCAATGCCTTTCTGCACGTTCGGATCCGCCGCATTGATGGGGCGCGTGAGGCCGCCGGTCATCCATTCAAAAATACGGGCTTTCCCGACACTGAGTTGATCGACTTCCGTCCACACGATACTATTAAGCCCCGTGTAGGCGTCCGGGGACACGCTGGTCTTCCACACCCAGAAATCGGGCTGCGCGGGCAGGTTATAGGCGGCGGCCACTTGATAGGCACCATCGGCATTGTGCGGCACGGTGGCAAAGGCCGGATCGGCCGCAATGTCGTCGCGGAGCTGCAGCAGTTGGGGCGTGGTGAGGGCAGACGCCGCGGTGACGCAGAGCAGCAGGAGGAAAACAGCCATAAGCATGTCATAATAACGGAGCTTACAGTGTTGGATGCACTGCAAGCCCCTCACCACAGTACTTGTCGCAGGAGGACAGGCATCTATGGCTAGACATGATCTTACAGGACAGACGTTTAATCGGCTAACGGTCATCGCTTTTGCCTACAGGAAAGAAGGTCGGACCTTCTGGCTCTGCGAGTGTTCCTGCCCGACCAAAACACGGCTCCCGGTACGTGCGAACTGCCTCAAAAACAACAACAACAACAACACCCAGTCATGCGGCTGTCAAAAAATCGACGCGGCAACCAGGCACGGCCACAATGCCATTGCGGCCAATAGAAAGCCTTCACCAACTTATGTCTCATGGCAACGTATGCATGCGCGCTGCACGAATCCTCACAATGATCAGTATGCACGATATGGTGCGCTTGGCATCACAGTCTGTCACCGCTGGCAGGACTTCCGCAACTTCCTGGCCGATATGGGTGAGCGCCCCACAGGGTTGACGCTGGACCGTCTCGACGTCGATGGTAACTATGCGCCAACCAATTGCCGCTGGGCCACCCCGCTGCAACAAGCGCAGAATCGTCGTAACAATCGCTTGCTTACCTATGAAGACTGCACCCAATCCGTGTCAGCATGGGCAGAGACCCTGCGCATCCCGCGTACCGTCTTGCAAGATCGGTTCCGGCGAGGGTGGACGGACACCGAAATTCTCACCACACCCTATCGTGCAGGTCAGCACCATAAGCCAAGCAGAAAAGGTAACATATGAAATTTTATCTATTTGTTACTCTTTGATGTTTCTATTTATACAAAAATACTACAATAACTTATTGATTTTATTCAACTTAAAACAAGAATGCTTGTACTAAAGTCAACGGTAAAGGATTCAGTATCAGACAGGGTGACTGTGGAACCGTAGTCGTAAAAGCCCACCAACGGCTTGGCGGGCGTGGCCTGCGAGTCATTGTAGAGCACGACATAGCGGAAGTTGGCGATCGGGCCTCCCGAGGCCGTCCAGGTCACGTCGGTCGCCCCCACTTGCGAGGTCGCGCCGGTCTGGGTGACCGTATTCTGAATATCGGTCCCGCCTGCCGTGTAGCCATTTCCCGCCGCAATCTCGGTCAGATCGGCCTTGACGGCATGCGTGGCCGCCACCGGCGCCGGCGAGAGCACCAACATGGCCTTGATCACATTGCCCGAGGCGGTAAAGTCATGTTTGCCGGAGAGCAGTTGCTCTTTGAAGTCATCGAATTGTGTGAAAGCAACCATACCTTTTCGTCCTTCTACGTGCGTACCAGCGGTACGGTCATTCCCCCTAACACCAGCCCGTAGCCCCGCAGCATCTGCCGAATCTCCGCCGGCATCGTGGTCCCTGGCGGTCGTTGTGTGGCCTGGCCCGTCGCGGTCGTGCCGGGCTGAAAATACTCCACCGTCGTCTCCCCCAACGTGCGCCGCTTGACCACCCCGCTGCCCACGGTCGTGCTCGTGGTCGCCGCCTCGCTCGTATCGCGCAGCAGATGCAGGGCATAGTACGCGGTGGCCCGTTGGATCGTCACGGGCACGACGTCAGGCGGGATCGCCTGCCCGCCCAGCACGGTGAGGCCACTGCGGGGCCAGCCGAGCGCCTGTGTGGAGGTGCTCGGTGTCCCAGCCCAGCGGATCTGCTCATCGAGCAGGCGCGTCGCCGTGATCAGGGCCGCTTCCCGCTGGCTCTGGAGCGTCACGTCCGTCGGCTGCGCGTACCAGGGCTGCGTGTGGAGGCGCTCGTCCAGGAAGGCCGTGGCTTGCGCGACCGTACAGTAGGCATTGCTCTGAACGCCGCCGGGTGTCGCGTCGAGGGCCATCCCTTACTCCCGCGGCCGTCGAGCACTGGCCTCAGCCGGAGGCGGCGTCGCAGGCGTGGACTGTCCCGGTGGTGGCGTCGACGCTCGCGTACTACTGGGGCGGGTGGCCTGCCGCTGACTACGCTCGGACGCACTGGGGGCCATTACCACGACTTGCGCGCCTTCGGGGATCATGGCCGTCAGCTCGGCTCGCTCATTGGCCTCATCGCGCAAACGCTGGCGTTCTTCCTCGCTTTGCAGCTCGGGATGCGCCACGGCCATGCCGGCCTGGAACTTCGAGCGGGCCGCCGCGCGCGCCTCTGACGAGGGCTCCTGCGAAGGCGCCGCATAGGTATAGTCGCCCAACTGGACGGCTTCACGCGCATCCACACTGTGCATATACGTGGCAGTCCCCGTCTCTTTTTCGTACACCAGCACGGGTTGTGCAGGCATAGGGCTCCTCCTTGCGTCTTACCCGACGCTGACGATTTCGCCAGGCCGCACGGCCCAGCCCGCATTAGTCGCCGGCTTGGCCAGAAAACTCTCGACCACCGCCCCCGGGGTCGTGCCCCCGATCACATAGTTGAGCCGCATAAAACGGGCATCCGAATCCAGAAACGCCGCCATCTGCCCACTGATGGGAATATGCACGCGCCCCCCGGCCACGGCCGGCGGCCAGACAAACGACGCTATAGTTGTATAGGTCCCGCCGACCACGTCGCTGACCTGGAGGTTGAACGTGTACGTGCCCGTGGCCACCACGCCAGACAGGCAGAGGACCCAGTCGGCCACGGGCAACATGCGCGGATACAGCAACACGCCCGTGGCGCTGCCATTGGCCGCCAACGGGGCGCCTGCAGCGTTCAGCTCTAGGGCTTTATCAAATACGGCAGTTGACACTGTATATCTCCTAACTAGACCGTTATGGCAGCGTCCTTAACGCCCCTCAAACGCGCAGCACTCTTTCCGTCGAAAATTGCCATCCCAGAATACCATTCTACTCTTGTTCGGAATACTGGCTTTGTCTCTAACTCACCTAGGTCTCTCACGGAAATGCCGTCATTCTGGAGCCCGACCAGCCCGCCATCGCCCATGCGCACGACATAAATACTGGTCGAGGCGGCCGTCCCCCCGCCCGGATTCGCCTCCGTAAAGGGGAGAATCGGCACGCCCTGCTCGTCTTCCTCCGCCAGCAGGATTTCGAGGCCGTTGTACGTCATCACGCGCTGGCCAAGGGTGTTGATCGTGAAGGCAACATTGCCCATGACCGCCTGATTGCGGGAGGCCTGCGTCAGACGCAGCGACATCGCCGTATTCATAATGAGCGCATTGGCCCCAGGCACACGACTGATCAACGTGTCGAGCTTGAACAAGGAGAGGGCATCGCCGCCCGAGGTCGCCCCGGCATCAATGAGCTGACTGGAGCCCACCGGAATCCGGCGCTGCAGCCCATCGAACTCCCGGGGCTCTGCCGAGGAATCGCCCTTGATGAACGTCTTGGTCCAGCGATGCGCCAGGGCCTTGACCTTCATGCCCTCTTGCACACTGCGCTGATTCTCGCCCATGGTGCGCAAAATGAAGCGATCAACGTCCAGATCGCCCCCGGCAATCACGAGTGACTCGGTAATCGGATTGAGTACCCCTACCGACTCCGAAAAGGCTTCGTTGACCCCGCGAAATCCGACACCAGGTAACGCCTCTTCTCGATTATATTTCAAGGCGTTCCCGGCAATAGACTCGAAAGGAAGAGCGCGCAAAATGTCGCTATTGCGGGCGAATTCTTCGATAATCGAGTTCCGTTCAACGTCGCCGGAATTGAGCTTGGAGGCCTCAAGAATAGTCAGGGCCATAGCAAAGTTTCCTCCTACAGACGTCCTAGACGAGCCGCATGAGGCACCCTGCCAGGGGGGCGGAATCGTCTAGCAGTTTAGCGGCGTTGTTGCGCCTGCCATTCCCGGAAGCGCGTGCGGCGCTCGGCCGGATTGGTAATCGCGTCCCAGTCAATACCGGCGCCATTGCCGCCATGCGCGGCGGGGGCTCCGGAACCCGTGCTCGCCGGCCAGAGGTGCGGCGCTTCAGTCTTGAGCCCGGCCATCCACTCATCGGGGGACAGCGGATTGACGCCATCTTTACCGTAGCGGATGTCATCACCGTTCTTACTCACAACCGTGCCGTGCTCATCCAGATCCACAAAGACCTGCATCCCGCGCTGCACGGCATCAGGCATCGCGCCTTTGGCAACCCCAGCCCGCGCCGCAGCGTCGAGCAAGGCCGTCTTGATGCGATCACTGCGCCAGCGTTTATCCAGGTCAGCGCTCACCGTTTTCAGGTGCGCAATCTCCTGATCCTTGCGGGCCGTCACGCGCTCGTGCTCATGCTTCATGCTCTCGGTCCGCCGCGTGACCAAGGCTTCAATCCCTTGCTTGTCATAGACCTCGCTATCGTCGAGCCCTTTGACGCGTTCCTGGAGCTTGTGGTACTCGTCCGGGTCCACGCCCTCAAAGCGAATCTTGAGATCCGAGTGCAACTTTTCGGCATCCCGCCGTAACTTGCGCTCTTGCTCCAGGGCCGTTTTCAGGCCGGTCACATCTTCAGCCGGCGGATCGGTCTGCAGCACCCACGCGCCATCTTTCTCGCCGTAGTGCTCGCGCAAACTCTGGGGCACATCCTGTTCACTCGTATACCGTTGACGGAGGGCCATCCCAGCGCTCCTTCATGCAGGCAGGCCAGCATCCCACTGGCAGCAGATCAGACAGCACGGCATCCCACCGTGCAGGGGCACAAAAAAAAGACCGCTCCCTCTGAGTCACCCCAGGTGAAGCGGTCGTTGGTCGTTGCCGCAAGTCTCGGAGCAGGCCCCGAGCTTCTCTCCGCTCGCAGGGGAGAGTTATGTGAAGAGAGGTGACGACATGCGACTTGCACACATGCAGCAAGCGAATGAAGCTGGCCGCCCACTATGGACCGTCACGTCCAACTGGTACCGCGATCCTTCCCGACACACATGCACACTACAGCAAAGTAAAACGTGTAAAGCCTTTTACTGTAAATGTCAAGGGGGAAATGCAAGTTGCAATAACGGCGTGACTGAGGCTCCTAGCGTGCCGTCTTGCGAAACTGCACGAACGACGCATCCTTGTAGGCTTGCATGATGGCCGGGACTTCCTTGGCAATGTTGAACAGAATATGGCGATCCCACTTATCCCGGTGCTGATAGATCGCCGTGAGGAAGGGAACTTTGACGGTCTGCTGTCCTGCAAGCACATGCGGCCGGATCAGCGATTCCAGCGTCTCCATCTGGAAGACGAGATCGGCGGTCTCATTGGCCAAGGCCACTTCAAGCGCCTTGATTTGCGCCAAGCGTGGTGCCGCAAGGGATTGATAGGCTTGCGAAAGTTGAGAATATTGCTCCATCCATGCCATAAAGTCGTCAGGGAGTGTACTCATGGAACCCTCCAGTGACGATTGAAGTATCCGACATCATGAAAGAAGGTACTACGTAAAAAATTCGCTGTCAACTATCTTGACATGTACGTAATACGTAAATATATTTCTACCCTAAGTGCTGAGAACGTGTCTCAGCATGATGTGGCTATGCAGACGAGAAGGATGTCAGTGTATGAAATTCCACGAGTTTGATACGATGGAACAGGCCGAAAGAGCCGCAAATGAGTTCGGCTTGAACAATTCGACCACGGCACTGCGAGGGACCCATTATCACCAAGGTGGACGTGACTTTGTGCAACTCGTCCTGCCCATGTCGAAGCTTTTTGACCTCACGAGGCGATCTCCACGGCCAAAGCGCGGTGAGCCAAAGCCTGATCCAGCCACCACACGTCAGCGTCCCTTAGACCCACCGCATGTTCACGAAATTGTTACCTACTTGCGCAAAAATGATACCTATCTCATTCCGCCTATTATCGTCAACTCAGCGGTCGAACTGCATATCTTTGTCGTCAAGGCGGAGAATGTCACAAAACCATGCATTCTCGTCCTGCCTGATACTGATGCACTCTATATCACCGACGGACAACATCGGGTTGAAGCCTTGCGTGAAGCAACCGATGGTGCTGAGGCAAAAAAAGAACTGTGGCACGATGCCATTGGGGTGACCCTCATTGAGGAAACGGATATCCAGCGTATCCACCAAGACTTTTATGACGCGGCGCAAACCAAAAAACTTGAGCCGTCACTGCTCGTAGAATATGACGGACGCTCCATGGGCAATGCCTTGGCCCGAGACATCAGTACAACAGTCCCACTCTTCAAAGAGCGGACCGAACGCTTTACCAACTCCATCAGCCAAAATTCGCTCATGTTGTATTCGACGAACCATATCAAACTCGGGTGTTTCTTCCTGGTCCTGGGAGAAACCAAAGGGAAGGCGGCCAACGTCTTGGAACGTGTGAACCAGAAAATCAGCCCCGCCTATGACAGTTATGTCCGTTGTCTCCAGGCGTTCTTTGCCCATATGTGTACCCATAATGTGCAATGGCGCAAAATTATTGAGAGTCCCATCGCTGCGGCCAAAGTGATTGATCCCGTGCCCGACTTTCGCCTGCACTATCTCCACTGTGTAGCAGGAGGTCTCAATGTCATGTGCGCGGTGGGGCATAGTATCCTCTCTATGCAAGAGACGATCACCGCCGACTTCACGGCTGCACAAGAGGCCAAATTGACGGAACTCGCGACGTTCAATTGGCGCAGGGATAATCCCTTATGGCGCGGTGGTATTGTCAGTACGAGTGGGACAATCACGCCGCATCGTGGCAATCTGCAACTGGCCATTGCCCTCGTCAAAGAACAACTTGACCTGACGCTGGCAAGCGGAGATCAGAGCGCACTCAAGAATTTTCGGACAACGCCTGAAACTGCGGAACTCGAAGCGGGAGTAGGAGTGTAAGGGATGGAGCCCAACGAGACGCCTTTTGCCCTCTGGACCAATTCACCGCACGCGCTGCCCTATCTCCGCGAACTCTTCGCGTCGGTCGAGGCAGAGATTGTCCGCGAAGCGCGTACGATGTGGCAGAAACAAGTAGGAGGACAGTGGCTCCTCTATACAGACAGCCGTTGGATTGGCAACATTGACAAAGGCATTATGTGGTTTAGCAACCAGGATACGGCCCTCTGTCAAGCGATTTGGGAGACGTATAATACGCTCCTGAAAGCCTATGATACTCACCTGTACGGCCAGGATCGCTTCCCCCTCGAAAAAGACCTAGTGACAGCAGTCATAAGTGTATTGACCCTCGAAGGATGGACCTGTAGAACGGAAGTACAGACCCTGTTCGGCCGCATTGATATCCTTGCGCAGAAACAGTCTCACGTGTGGCTCATTGAAGCCAAGCTCTCGACGGGTGCCCAGGCCATGAGTCATGCGCTTGGGCAACTCCTGGCTGGGCAGGAAGCCTATCCAACAGCCCGCTTACGGCTGGTGACTGCAGAGCCCGTACCCGTGCATTGGTTACGACTCTTCGCTCGGCATAACATTGATCTTGTGGAGGGACCGTGGACGAAAACACCCTAGAGACACTCAAACCAGAGGAAAGGCGAGTCAAACTCTCAGCAGTTATTTACGATGAGGTCATATATCCACGATATCGTCATGATCCGTATACGGTTCAACGCTATGCAGACAATTTAGAGGTCATTGAGTCAACAAAGAAGTGGATTAGCCTTTCATCAGATTTAAAGCTTTTGGATGGGAAACATCGCTGGCTCGCATATCAAAAGCGTTATGAGGGGAATGATCCCGACATCCCCGTGTTTATCTATCCGGTGACTGCCCCACATGACCAGCTTCAGATGGCCATTTATCTCAATAGCAATCATGGGTTACAACTTTCAGAAGAGGAGAAAGAAGCAGATGCGAAAAAGCTCTATGCCTACGGGATGACCTACGACACCATTGCTCTCACCCTGCATGTCACCAAAAGCAAAGTCAGTGCGTGGCTTGCAAGGACGGTACGGGATATTCAGGAATGGCGCGATAAGAAAATCAAAGAGATGTGGCTTGCCTGCTACACCCAAGAAGAGATTGCCAAAGACGCCGCTTGTACCCAGCAATGGGTCGCTGAGGTTTCGAGAAAATTTACCAGTAAAGTACTGGAAAACTCTACTGGTAAATCTGCCCTGCTCGCTAATCACTCTATCGACTATGACCGCCCCCAGAAGAATATCTGGAACCAGCAGGACAAGACGCCACACCATAAGTATCCTGGTTCAACTGAGCCTCGATGGGTGGATAACCTCCTATACTTTTATACCAAGCCGTTTGATATCGTCGTTGATCCATTTGCGGGTAGTGGTTCAACAATTGAAGTCTGCCAGAAACGTCTGAGACGTTATTGGGTGAGTGACCGCAAACCCCTTCCCGAGCGTGCCCAAGAAATTCGGCGTTGGGACATGACTGAAGGGCTTCCACCGCTGCACAACTGGCGAGATGTCAAGCTTGTGTACCTTGATCCGCCTTACTGGAAGCAAGTCGAGGGTGAATATTCGCAGGACCCGACAGATTTGGCCAATATGGCGCTCGATCAGTTTACGTTGACGCTCGCAGGTATTATCACCGACTTTGGCAAGAAGCTCCAGACTGCTGCTTATATCGCCCTCATTATCCAACCCACACATTGGTATGCCCCTGAGCATGCTTATACCGATCATGCGATGGATATGATCAAGCTCGTCAAGCTTCCCTTGGCCCGGCGCATTGCCTGCCCATGTGATACGCCGCGCTATACCGAATATCTCAAGTGGTGTCTAGAAAATAGGGAAATGCTCTCCCTCAATCGTGAGATTATTGTATGGCGGGTGCCCTAGGCCCGCCTCACCGCCGCCCCACGGCCGCCACCAGGGCCTTTGCGACCCGCGCGGTTTCGCGGCTGCGATTCGGCACGACGAGCCGGACATCGGCCTGTTCGACCTGGCCATGCACGTAGTTCAGGCAGAAACTCCCGTTGCGCTGGAGGGCCAGCACATCCAGCAGCATAGCCATATGCTCCTCCGTGAGGCCGTGCTGCTCTAAGCCATGCCAGATAGCAGGATTCAGGCTCATGGCGTGTCTCCCGGCGGTGGGAGAGGGATATACCGTGTCAGCCGCCATGCGACGTGCGCACAATGCAGGACCGTCGACAGACGCATGGTCTGTTGCCCATGCAGGAGCAGTTGCCAGTGCCGCCACCAGAGCGCAGGGCGCCGGCACTGATACCGCCACCACGGCACCCGTCGAAGCACGATCATGGCGTCTCTCCTGGTGGTCGCGGTCGGCACCTCGGGACCAAGACAAAACGGGGCATATCGAGATCATAACCCGCCGCCAGCGTGAACCAGCGCCGGTCATCGTCGCTGGGCTGGGAGACGAGCAACCGCAGGGTCTCCTCCCCACAGCCCGCGGCGACCCACGCGGCCGAAAGATGCCGCTGGTGGTGCCGCAGGAGCGCCGCCGCCGGATCCAAGTGGAGGACGACATGATAGGTATGGCCACACCAGGGCAGCCGCGGCACCTGCTCCACAAATACCGCCCGAATCGCCTGATCATACGGGGGATACGCCACGCGAAACCACGCCCGCAACTGCCCCAGCAGCATGATCAACTTCCCCCCTGCCTGTGCCCGCAGCGGACAGGGCACCCGTGTCCTCATGGCGTGTCTCCTGTGCGTGCCGTCTGGGGATGCGGCACGGTCAGCGTCAACTCCACGACATAGCCCACCGGATCCAGGCGCCAGCGCTCCATCTGCACGTGGTGCGGCCAGACGTGGTGCTCCAGAAGGTACGCCTTCACATCCGCCGGCGTGGCGAAGCCGGCGGCGAGGGGGCGTGGGATGGTCAGTTGGCACTGCACGTCAGTAGGGGGCGTCATGCCTCCTCCTCTGCGGACGGCCAGGGCATGCCCGCCTGCTGCAAGGTCCGTCGCGCCCAGGCTTCGACCGGCGCGACGGCCTCCGCAAAGGTCTCACCGCCAAACATCGTCGCAAGCTCCTGCACCGCCCCACGTCGCAGGCCCCAGAGAGCTACCTGATCGCTGTCATGCTGCGCAACGGCCGCATCGCTCGCCTGCTGACATGCCCAGTCCAGCAGCGCGAGCATCTCCGCCCAGGACATCGAGGTCACGATCTCGACAGGCTCGCGGACACGGCGCCGTGCTGGTTGTGTCATACGCCAAGCTCCTCTAAGGTCAGCGGACGCCCCGTCGCCGCGTCGAGGAGATCCCGCGGATTGGACAGTCGCCCATCGCGAAAGAGCTGCGCCCGCGTCGGCCCCAGCACTTCATCCTGGACCGCTGCTCCCTGGCGCCGGAGCCACTGCGCCGTCGTCTCCTGTGCCACCGGCCCACCATTATCAACTATTATGGTCATAATAGACCTACAATGGGGGTGATAGGGCGGTCCGTTGAGATAGGGCACGTCATGGTTGATCGGTTCATGATCCGGCAACGTATAGCGCAACCCATTACGGGCCAAACAAATATAGGATGTCCTGCTGTCCAGCGTCGAGGTGTGGACCGCGATCAAACGTTGTGGATTGCGATCCCCGACGGCCATGCGGGCTTCGCTTAGGGCGTTCGTGCTCTGGGTCGTCAGAAGCCGCGTGGCATCCTGGCGCGCTCTGGCCATGACGCCATCCTGGAAGCCCATATCTGCTGTCCCCCGGACCCGCTGGGTCATCTGCGTCAGCGATTCCTCCAGGCTCACACTGACCAGCAGCGTATCATGCAGGCGTTGCGTCAGGCTCTCGGCGGCGCGACCCCACCAATCCGCCCCGGTGGCGCTCGCCGTTGTCGGCGTGGCGGGGGACGGAAAGAGGGTCTGCGTCACCCCGGCCCGAAGCTGTCGATCTGAGGGAACCACAATGCCCGCCTTGTCCTCATCCGTCTCCTCGGCCAGGATGGTCTGCACGGCCTCGGCTTCCGACTGGGCCAGCCGGAGCAGCGCGGTATCGAGCAGCGCCGCCAGCCGGGCATAGCGTGCCTGGATGAGCGGATCAAGCGCGTCCTGCATGAGGTTCTCGACCTCCCGCCGCCGCCGGGACAGCAGCGCATATTGCGTGGGGTCGGCCGTCTTGATCGCCGCGAGGATGTCCTGCTCCAGCATGGCGAGGCGTTCGAGCACCTGCTGGCGCAAGGCACTCTCGACACGAGCGGCCTGGATGTGGCGCCGCACGAGACGATCGGCAATCTGCTGGTTCACCGTCTCTGCCATACGCCCCTCAGCGCCAGGTAATGACGTACTGCCCACACGGGCAGACCGCCTGTGGCCGATGCGTCACGCACCACTCCCGCGTGGATTCTAAGCGAATATCATGGTTGTTCGGCACGAGTAACGAGGTCTCCTGCCCTATCTCATGATATAACCAGCGCATCAGTTTAGGCGCGACCAGTTCGAGAGGCTTCACGGGTACCGACGTGATACGCTTCATGCGTATCTGGTGATTTTTGTTATCAGTTTTTCGGCTCTCACGCACCATGACCGCTGCAATCCTACGTCGTTCCTCATCTCATACGCAAAGTACCCTTCGCGTATGAGGCGTCCTAGCCTTCACGCCCGGCCGGGTCAAACTCCGCGACGGCAATCTCGCCGGATGGCCCCGGCGGCTGCACCAGGCTACTCGTCCACTTAAACAGCTCGCGGTCCACCAGCGCGAGATCCCGGCGCAGCACCTCGCCGTACCCCAGGTAGCGATCCTCGGGGCGCGGATCGAGGCGACTGAGCGCCTCGTGGGCGGCCTGTTCTTCCTCCGGGCTCGGGGGCTCGGGCTTGGCCTCGGGCTTGGCCTCGGTCACGGGCTCGGTGTTCTGGAGGGCCTCCGTGAGCTTCGTCTGCAACTGGCGCAGCACATCTTCATACGGCAGCGTTTCCCAACCGCCCTCGGCGTCAAACACACTGAGCAGGGCACGCAACACGGCTTCGTTCCGATCATCGTAACGCGTCAGTTCCATACGTCATTCTCCTTCATGCGGATGGCTCGGCGACGTCCCCAGACTGAGCAGCACCGCGACGCCCACCACGAGACTCACCCCCAGCAGCAGGATGCTTACGCCGCCGGCTCCGGGTTATCCAGCCGCGCCAGTTCCTCGCCACACACATCTTGCATGCGCACCAGCACGTCACGGTACGGCATGGTCGTGACATCCAGCGTCAGATCATACCGCCCCAGGGCCTGCCGCAGGCCCTGCTCCCGCGTCTGCTGGAGGGCCTCGCGGTGCGCCTGCTCCTGAAGCGCCTCGATACCAGCGGGATCAGCCATGGTTATTTCCTCTTGCGTAAGCCACGGCTGGCGAGGCGTTTCCGGCCGGCAGCCCCGGCCCGCTTCGTAATGTACGTGGCGAGGGCAAAGGCATTCTTGCTCCCGCTCGCACGATGGCCCCGCCGTTTCAACTGTTCCGCAATTTTACTGCGGGCTTTTTGGGCGCGCGTCCCACGTTTGAAGGAGGTTTTTTTCGCCATCTCCTTACTCCTTATGCGGCGGTGCGTGCCGCGCCATTCTGGCCCGGCGGCGGCGATGGGGGTTGTCCTGGCCCTCCCCCAAACGGCTGACGTGTGGGCGCGATGAGGGGTTGCTGCTGCTGCCGCAGGTCGATCAAATCTTGTTCTTCCTCTGCGTCCACCATCGGACGAGCGATCTCTCCCTTCTGGAGATTGTACCAGAAAGTGTCGTAGCTAATCGCGTTGTTGAGCAGCGCTTGCATGAGCGCCGTGAGCATCTGCGGCGGCATCGTATTCGCCACAATATCCTTGTTCAGGCTCATCGTCACGGCCGTATCATCGGGATCATCCGTATAGCCTGCCCACCACGTATGGATTTGTAAGGCCTGCGTCAAGCCCTGACTGACCGTGGTAATCAGCGACTGCATCGGGCTCTCGGCCCCCTGCGTCCGACTCGCCGCCGCAATGCGCGTCTCCGTCACCTCCGCCGGACTCTCCAGCAGCCGGGCGCCCAGCGCCGCCATGTCCCGCTTATCAGTCTCAATAGCGATCTGGTGCGCGGGCAGTCCAGCAGCATCAGGTTGGAGCAGGCCCACCTTGGCGGTGCTATCCGGAATCACCCAGGCCACATAGGAGCCAATGAGCAGCTGCGTCTGGGGCTCCAGACTGGTCGAGCAGACATAGGGCGTCGGCATGGCGGTGAGGAAGAGCGCTTGTTCGTAATCCGCGGAGTGCCGGTAGTAGCGAAAATTGACCTCAACCAGGCCTTCCATCAAGGATTTCTCCACGGCGGGCTCCAGGCTAAAGGGTGCCATGAAGACAAACGGGATAAAGTCGAGTGGTGTTCCTTCGCGTAAGGGAATCCAGACGTCGAGCAGCGTCGGCACCGCGGGGCGCTGGGCACGACTGGTCGGTTGCTCGACCCACAGGCTGACCTCATACTGGCCGAACTCGTTCAGACGCAAGACACGGTACTGGATCTGATCCTGCACGATGAAGAAGTCAGGGCTTGGCCAGACGCCCTGCGGCACCGGCACACATTCCTTGAGTACCACCAGGGACAAGACCGTATCGCCCTGACGCTGCATGGTGCGCCAGTTCAGGATTTCTTCACACGGGTACGCAATCCAGTACGGCCGCGGGTTCGCAGGCGGTGCGGTCACCCCGGTCTCGGTGATCACGGCCTGGGGGAAATCCACGAGCACGCCGAAGCGCCCCATCAGTAACGTTTCGCGCACCACTTGTTCCGCGAAGGTACGCAGGGGGACGCCTGTCTGTGTCACGTCTTCGAGCTGCGGCGTGAGGATCTCAGGGGCTTCCACCACGGGTTCACGGCGGAAGATCGCCCCGCCCATGCCGTTCACCACCACGGCGGTAAAATCGCCAAAGGTGGCCCGATCGCGGTAGAGGTCGTATTGCTCGTCCAGCAGCATGCCGGGCGGCCGGGGGAGGTAGCGCGTGCCAGCGGCCGTACTGCCGCGACTGGCGCGGCGCGGCGCGGTGGCGCCCTTCACGGCCGATGCGCCGGCGTACGCATCCCTCAGGATGGCCCACGAGTTGACCATAGCGGCATAGGCCGGATGGACGGTCGAGACCGACATAGAGAGCTCCTAGAACCGCAAGGCCATCGTCGTGGCTTTGCGTGGCGCCTGCATCAGTAACTCCGTAAACAGCCAGACCACGGCGTCCATCCGCGAGGGCGACGGCATGCCGGGGAGCCACCCGCACATCTCGTCCTCTAAGCCCGGAAACACGCCCACATGATGACACCGGCCTTGCTCATACTCTGCACTTACCGGCTCCGCCCGCGTCTGTTTACTGCGGCTGGCATGCACCATACGGTAATTGACGTGCGCTGATGGCCGCTCGCCTGCCCGATACATCTCGTTCGCAACAAACTGGATCACCGTGCCAATCCACTCACCGCCATTGTTGGTCTCGCCGAGCAGCACATCGGCTTCGAGCTGATCGTACAGCAGAATGGCCTGGCGCGCACAGGCGGCGGGCGTGCCACGGCGCGAGGCATCGCGCAGGACATAGCCATGGCCATCGGCACTCTTGCCCCCGGCCACAATGCCCATCTCGTCACTGGTCTCCTGCGAGGTACCCGCAGGGTCGAGTGCGACGGCGACCCGCACGAGCGGCGGGAGCGGGGCTTGCGTCACACGAGTCCGATCAAGTAAGGCTTGCGTCCACAGTGCCCCAGGAACTTCTTCCAGGTCCTCCGCAAGGATTTCCTGGCGATGCGCCAACACGGACATATCTTGCGTGATGTCCTCCAACGCAGAGGTCGAGAGATACGGGTTGGCATGGCTGGTGAAGTGGAAGGTCGCCCAGCGCCCAGTCTGGTCGAGCGCTGCCTGCTTAAACAGTTTCGCGGCATGGCGCGGGTCATGGGCCTTCGTGACGCCTGCACTGCGCCAGGAGGGCGGGGTATAGCAGAAAATCGCCACGCTGTTCGGGCGGTCGAGCATCATCGGCGCACCCACGAGTTCCCAGGCATCCTCAGAGCAGAGTTGCCACTCATCGAGAATGAGCCGGGTCGCGAAGTCGCCGCGTAACGTATCGGCGTTCCAGGCCGTTTTGGCCCGAATGCGTTGTTCGGTGCCGGGCAGGTCGATAATGTGGGACGTCTCATTTTTGCGGAAGATGCCCACCGCGATCGGCTCGGCCAAGGCATTTGTGACTTCAAACCAGAAGCGCGTGACCTGCTCGGCCGTGGGGACCGCGTAGAGCACGCGATGCCCGGCGAGGAATTCCTCGACGGCATAAATCGCTAATCCGGTCGTCTTCCCGCCTCGACGTCCTGCCCGAATGACGCGCCGCGGCGCTGGTGAGCGTAAGAAGCGCAGCTGCTCAGGATGAGGCTCTTTCAGATGGATGAGGCATTCGCGCTCATGCGGGGCGACGGCGGTGGCCATTCACGCCCTCCTCTAGGGCTCGTGGCTGAGGTGCGGGCAGCTCCGGCAGCGCCGGGCTCTGGTCATAGACGACCCGTAGGGTGATCGCGTCGCCGTCCTTGCCGGTCTGCTCGTGGCGCTCGACGTAGCCGCGATCCTTGCCGATCGTCTTCAGGGCAAAGGCGATGCCCCAGGGCTCACCGTTCTGAATAGACTGCATCAGTTTCAACTCAGCGAGATCGACCATACGCCCACGCTCTGCTTCACACGCCGCCTTGACCGAGGGATAGCGCTTGGCATAGTTGCGAATGGTGTAGTGGCTACAGCCTAACCGCTGCGCCGCAAGAAAAATCATGCCACGCGTTTCCTTCAGTGCGTCAATCATTTGTTTGGCCGTATAGTGTTCGTGATCAGGCATAGGGTGAAAGTTCTCAAAGTTGTGAGGTTACGTCGCGCCTGTAAGCGCCGCAGTCGGTGCTGCCCCGCTCTCTCCGGCCTGGACGGTCGGCGCATCGGCTAGGATGCTTGCGGCGCGTTTGGGATATGGTTGCGCGAGAGGCAGTAGTTGGGAGCGCATGGCGACATCAAGCGGCCACAGGTAACGATGTTTGCCAGGAAGCACACGACGGGGACAGTGCGAAATATCCGCGCCTTTGACACTGCTCCACTGCGATGACCGCCGAATCGTACGTTCGTGATACCACTGGCCTTTAAGCCAATATTGGTGAAAACCAGCCGCGATGCCGAGGTATTCGCAGGCACAGCCGGAGCGGTCTGCCACGCCCGGAGACGCACGCGGGGCAGCGCCAACCAGCACAAGCATCCGGCAACCACTCGACTGGTAACGTAAAACATGAAGAGTGGAAAGTCACGCAGAAAATGCGGCAGGAGAACTGTTATTAATTCTAATTGAACTTTAATATATATATATATATATATAAGTAGTAGTAGTAGTAGTCCATAGCACAGAACAGCCCACGCAGGCCGTATCTGCGTGGGCCTGCGTGGTGACGGGTCAGTCCTCCGGGTCATCCTCGCCGTCGAGGCCATGCCGGGCCAGGAGGGCGTCAGCCGCCACGCCGGCGCAGTGCCACAGCACGTCCCAGCCGTAGAGTTCAGCGTCGTGTTGGAGTTGGGCGCAGCGAAACATTACTTGCTCCTCACATAGAGGGGTGGGGGCTGCGTATCCCGGGTCAGCAGGATGCGGCTGGTTTTGGCGGCATAGGCATCCTTCGCCTGCGGCGACGGGGCGCAGACGCTGGGATCGTCGATGGCATCGCCCCCGGTGGTGGCGTGGACAGGCGCCACGCCCAGGAGGCCGACGAGGGCGCTAGCGCAGAGCAGGAAACGGGCATGAGTCATAGTGCGTCCTTTTGGCAAAGGCCAAGCAAGAAATCGGCGGACACGTGCAGGGCAACGCAGAGGCGCCAGAGGGTATCGGCCTGGATATGGGTCGCGTCGCCTTTTTCGAGGCGGGCAATCCAGCCCTGATGCGCGCCGAGCGCCGCAGCGAGGGCGACCTGGGTGAGGCCAGCGGCCTGCCGCGCGTGGCGGAGCCGCTGGGCGAATCCCGCCATATCAAAGGGGGGTAACGGCATACGATCCTCCTGAAAAAAAATATATCAGAAGGTATTTTTTGTGTCAATATCCCCTTGCAGACATATGCACGCTAGTGTATACTCTCTTGCAGATAGAGACAGCGAGACACCCACAGACACCCACAGAGGAGAGACGAAGATGAAGACAATCACGGTAGCGGGACGCGACTGGGCGGTAGAGGCGACAGGGCTGAAATATATCGCCTATACGCTCAAGAGTGGCAAGCAAGTGTGTAAAGGCGTACGACTGGCGCGTGACATGGACATCATTCTCGTGCTGCAACAGAACAACCGAGAAATCGGTGCCTTCCGGGAAAGCACGCGGCGGGAACTGATCGGCCTCTACTAAAACACACAGGCGGCGTGTCCAGGCCCTGAGAAAGCTCGACACGCCGCCCCGTCTCTCCCCCCTACGTAATGAAGGAGACCGTCATGAGTGTAGCACAGACGCAGACGACGAACCAGCTGCATCCGGCCATGCTGCCGGCCTTAACCGCCGCGGTACAGCGGGCCAAGGCGGCGTTTCCGGCGGAGACCACGAAGATTGAGCGCGGCCTTTCCCTGGTCCTGCAAGACGCCGTGAGCGATACGACGCTGCTGGCGCCGCACACCTACACGGTACGCAGCCAGGGGCAACCGTGGCGGCAGTACACGGTGGTGTCGAACGGCACGACGACGTGTACCTGCCCGGATTTCGAGCGGCACCAGGCCCTCTGTAAGCATGGGTTTGCGGTGTTGTTGGTGCGGTCGGCCCGCCGCGCCGCGCTGCAGCCCCGGCTGCGGCATGCCTACCACCTCGTCAGTGGCGAGGAAGGGCACTGCCGGGTACTGGCGGGTGGGCGCGTGGTGTTTTTTCCGGGTGGACACACCTACGCGTTTGTGTGTACGCAAGACGAGGTCTGCATAGGTCCTCATGTACACACGGAGGCGTAGGCAATGGAGGCATTGCAAGCGCTGCTGCTGTGCCTCATAGGCGTATGTGCCCTCCTCCTGCTGTGGGAGCTGTGGCGCTAAACGACCGACACGGGCAGGCGCACGGCCTGCCCCGAGAAGGAGACGACCATGGTTGCTCGCCTAGCCCTGTCCCTGCTCACGCTGGTGAGCCTGCTGCTCACCACGGCCGCTGTCGCGGCGCCCCCTGTCCCCGTCACGGCCTGCGGGCAGACGCTGCGCGGCCCGACCAGCTATTACCTCACCGCTGACCTCATCTGCACCTCGCAGGTCTCTGGCCTCGGGCTGGAATCTGCCACGCTGGATCTACGGGGCTTTACCCTGGATTGCCGTAGCGTGGGCTGTCTCACCCTCAGGGGCACCCGCTCGCAGGTCCGTAACGGCACCATTCGCGGTTTTATGCATGACGCGCTGGTGCTGGAAGGGCAGGGCGGGCACCGCGTGGAGAATATCAGCACCGGCGGAGTCGATGGCACAATCCTTGTGAGCAGCAACGACAATCGCCTCACCAGGGTAAGCGTCACCTACGCCGTAGGGCACCCGGCAATTGCCATCCACGGCAACGACAACCGCCTGGAACACAGTGTGATCGACTGTCCGGGACTGTGGGCCAATGGCTGTGTGACCATCGATGGCCACGGCAATCGTGTAGAGGATGTCACCGTCACGGCCAGGCTCACAGATTTTTCCTACCCGTATCCCGCCCTGCTGGTGCAGGGCAACGATAATACGATTCGCCTGAGCACGATCACCAACCTCGATGGTCCCGCCCGCCTCGATGGTCCCGCCCTGGTGGTGGATGGGCGCGATAATCGCGTGCTGGCGAATCGTCTCTCTGGCCTCCCCGATGCCATCGACCTGTCAGGCGGCTGCGTCGCCAATCATTGGCGACGCAATCTCTTGCTGACCAGCACCGCCTCCCCCGCCTGCCTGCTGCAGACGCCGAGCGACCCCAGCGCCGCCCGCACCCAGGACGACGACTGACCCAGACGGGGCGCGGTGAAGCGCCCCGTTCAACAGGAGACCATCATGCACACCACGACCGACCGACACCCACTACGGCGAGTCATCGAAGCGGCGGAGTATATCGTTCATGGCCAGCCGTGTTTCTATCCCAGACTCTCCTGTGGCCATCTCTTTCCGGTCATCCGCTCCCTCCACACCATCAGGAAAGACGTTGCCAGCCGCCGCCGCGTCCGCTGCCGAGCATGCCAGCGTGATGACTAAGTATCCGCAGGGCGGGCACAGGCCCGCCCTCTCCCAGTCTCCGCCTCACGCCAAGAACGTTGCCGCCATCTTTTCCACGAGGCCCTGCGTGTGCGGCTGCGTGAAGTGGATGTAGCGCCGTACCATGCTCAGCGTCTTGTGCCCGAGGACCTCGGCAATTTCCGCCAGCGTGGCGCCACTCATCGCCAGATACGAGGCAAAGGTATGGCGCAAATCATGAAACCGAAAGTCCGGCACATCGGCCTTCTTCAAGGCGACTTTCCAGGCATGTTCGCCGGGAAACACGGAGCGGCCGCTGGAACGGGGCACGACCCAACCCGCGAGCGGCTGGCCCTGGCTCCAGCGCGTGAGCTGCGTCAGCGTCTGCGACGGGACGGGGACGGCCCGGCGCTCGCGGTTTTTGGTCTGGGCCAGCCGCAGGAAGCCGCGCTCCAGATCCACGTGCTGCCAGGTCAGGCTGAGCAGCTCACCGCGTCTGGCGCCCGTGGTGAGGGCCAGGAGGACGAGACGGTACAGGCTCGGGTTCGGGCTAGCGGCACAGGCGGCCAGGAGGCGGGTGCGCTCCTCCGTCGAGAGGACCCGTACGCGGCCTGGGGAGGCGGGGGGCTTGCGCACTTTGGCCAGGGGATTGACGTCGAGCCATTCCAGTTCCTCCACGGCCACCGTGAAGACCGCGGACAGCGCATCGAGGTATTGGCGCACGGTGCCAGGCTTCAGGGTACGGCTGAGTGCGTCACGGTAGTGCCGCAGCCGGAGCGGCGTGAGGGTGTCGAGGGGGAAGGCACCAAGGTCGGTGGCAAAGCGGGCGAACAGGCGCCTGCGCTGGTACTGCGTGCGGGGCGCGAGCTGGGGGAGATACTGCGTGGCGTAGATGTGCAGGAGCTGATCGAGCGTGTAGACTGGCATCTGAGGTCCTTTCGCGTGAGAAAAGCCCCAGAATTGATTGGTGCGAGTATCCGGTGGTGCAGGGGACGTCGGGGTCAAGGGAGGAAGGGGGATGAGCATATCGTAAAACAAATATCGTTAGGACAAACACGACAAGGTGTGATCGAGATAAGCAGCCACGGTGCTGGCTTCATGCACAATCGTTTCAGCCTCCCGCATTTTCTGTGCCCAGTGCTGAGCCAAGAGTTTCACTTCGTCCTGCTGGCCAGCACATGCCGGGGTCCCTGCCAGGTCCTCCAGGCTAATACCTAAAACGGTAGCAATGGTCACAGCTTCTTCCAACGTGACTTTGCGCGTACCATGCTCAATGCGACTAATCGAGGTGTAGGTGATGCCCGTACGTTCGGCGAACACCTCCTGACTCATCTGCCGCAACACGCGGTAGTGTTTAATCCGCTCTCCATACCCCATAGCACTCTCCCCTGGCACCATGAATAGCCTGGCAAACATGCCATTGCAAATATTGCAATGATACCCTGCTTTGCAAAAATTGCAATGCTACCTATTTCCCTTGCAATCTTTGCAAGTCATGGGTTAGGATGTTGCAATCTTTGCAAGAGGAGAGCCCCATGTCCCCCTTACGTGCCAAACGTGAACAAGCTGGACTGACCGTCACGGCCCTCGCCCTCCGTGCCGGCATGCTGACTTCGAAACTCTCACGCCTGGAGCGTGGCATCTTGAAGCTGAAAGTCGATGATTTGTTGGTGCTGGCAGAGGTGCTGGATTGTGACGTGCACGACCTGATCGCCACCGTCAGTCTACCTATACCGGAAAAGGTGAGCCATGATGCCTAACACACGACAGTGCGCGCCATGAGTCGCTGGACGCTCCCGCAGACCCTGCTGGTCACGGTGCTGTGCTGCCTCGCTGTCAGCTGGTTGGGCATCTACGTGGTGCAGCTCCATCCCGGGGTGGTGCTCCTGGACGCCCTCATTGTGGGGAGCGCCGTCGGGGCGTGGGCCGCCCTGGAAAGGCACGACTAATGCCCTATGACGAGGCGTGGTTACGCGCCCAACTCCAGAAACCGGGGTATCGCGTCGTGGGCGGGGCTGTGCCGCAGCCGCCAAAAAACCATCAGCGTCAGACAGTGGTCTCTGTCAACGACAAGGCTACTCATGGATTAGCTACCCATGGGGAACGAGTGTCTTCTCTTGGTCCCTCTGCCTTGTCGTCTCAACCAAGAGTCTCATCATACCAAGAGGATGAGTCCATGCGTCTCACGATACGTCTTCCACTCTTTGCGCCCCCAGAACCCCAACGTATTCTCTGCCAACTTGCGTTTCCTGGAGAGCCTGGCACCAAAGCCCGTCCACGCTTTAATGGGCAGGTCTATACGCCACGCCAAACCAAAGAAGCGCAAGACTATATTGCGTGGTCGATACGAAAAGCCTATCCACAGTTGACGATGAATCGTTCGCATGATCTCGGCGTCTGCGTTGGATTTTTTACGAAAAATCGTCAACGCAAAGACCTTGATAATTTGATTAAGCTGCTCTTTGATGCTTGCAATGGCCTGCTATGGGCTGACGATGTGCAGGTCATTCAAGTCGCAAGTAGCATTGTACGCGGAGACATCACTCCACGTACGGAATTCCTGGTCTATACGATTGGCAAGGGCTATAGGGGTCTCTGTGAAACATGCCAAAACCCCTTACCACAACAGGGCGTGAACAGTGTCCGCACACGGAGGGAACACTTTTGCTCCAAACCGTGCTATGACGCGGCGCAACGTCAAGGGCGCTATGTCTCCTGTGCCACATGTCAGTCGCGTATCTATAAACAGAATGAAAAGTTGAGACAAGCGCATCAGTTCTGTTCTGCGCGCTGTCGGGCCTTATTCTCGACACAAGAGAAACTCTGCCGATACTGTCAACAGATCTTTCGAGATAGTTCAAGTCGGCTCCGGGGACGCTCTTTTTGCTCATCCTCCTGTCGTGAAGCCTGGCATAACATCAAACGTCCTCCTTCGCAAAAGCGCGGTATTTGCCCGCACTGTGGCAAGCCGAGTTCACGGGCTGGTACGCGCTGTCAACCGTGTTTTGTGCGCCAACGCTTCGGGAGAGAACCGTTGTCCGCTGAGGAAAAACAAGCCATTGTCCAGCGTTGGTTGACCGGCGAAAGTATGCAGAGCCTTGCCAAAGCCTATGGCGTCAAGGGTGGGGCCATTGCAACGGTTATCCATATGAACGCTCCTATCCCCCGATCTATGGATATTCCCACACAGACGATCCTCGATGCACAGCATCCTGGGGGACATGCCCCTCACCAAATGCTTCTTTTTGTTGCGTAATACAGGAGACTTCTCATGCACCACCGCCCCTATCTGCTCACCGCCTACGGCCTCCAAGACGACGACGCCTGCTGGCTCACCGAGTGGCACCCCACCCTGGAAGCCGCCCGCGCCGCGCAGGGGGAACTCGAAGCCCTGGGCTGGCGGATCGAGGTGCGCCTGGTGCCAGACGGACCCCCCACCGGACGGCGCGCCCTGGCCTGTGGTGGCCGCCGTGGCCGCCGTGGCCGTCGCCAGTAGGCATACATCATGGGGCGCCGCGCCATCCTGCTGGAGTATCAGGGGCAGACCCTCACCTACGCCGAGATAGCGGCGCTGACCGGGCAACCCATCGGCCGCTTACGGGGCCGGCGCCACCGCGGCTGGACGGATCAGGATATTGTCGAGCGCCCCCGCCACTGGTGGCCCGGGCGGGCCCAGGCCGCCCACAAACGCGGCGGCTTCGGCGCCGCCATTGCCGCATATTTGGAGCAGCACCCGGAGGAAGCGCAGCGGCTGGCAGAGAAATATAACTGGACGGAGATGGAGGACCGATGAACCACCGGGAAGGAACTGAGGTGAGCAAGGCGCCCCTGGTCGATGAGTGGGCCGGAGCGTCTTTATCGCTGTCGATGTCCCAAGGCGGTATTACAAGACCGAGAACAGGTAAGACTGCGAGTACTCCAGACTGGCTGCTTACAGACCAGACACGCCAGCGGCTCTATACGGAGTTTTCGACACGGTTGACAGCGAGATTGGCGCTTATTATAGACAACGAAAGTCATGCCACACCGCTCACAGGCCCGCACAGTATGTCTCGTAACATAACCGATCTTTCTATGCAGATAGGCACAACGACGCATGGCAAACCTGTAGTGAGGTTGACGGTTTTTTGTCATCAATGCGGCGCAATGCTCTTGCGTCGCTTCCGTGATATTCGTGGGCATATCTTGTGTGACCATAAATGCCATGGAGCCTTTCGGAGAGGAGAGCACCAGCAAGGGCAGCTACCTCTGTTTGCCTATGTGCGTACTTTACCGGAGGGCACGCCCCCATGACGTAAGGAGCCGCCGCCATGCCCGACCTCTCCCCCCACAACGACGACCCCCGGGGCCCCCGGGTCCTGGTGCTGCTGGAGCCCCCACCGGCGCCGCCCCTCCTGCTGGCGTTTCTGGCCGGGGTGTGCTGGGGCATCATCGTGGGGGCGGGCGGGGTGTGGCTGATCACCTGGTGGTGGCACTAGCGGAGGACACCGCGCGGGACCAGGGGCAGCGCCTAGGGGGAGGCACAGGCCAGGACGGCGAGGGAGGGGTCCGCGGTGTCGTCGTACATTTCAAGGAGCCAATCGACGGAACAGCGGAGCGCCGTCGCCAAGCGCCGCAGGACATCCGCGCCAGGGTTTTTGTTCACCCCACGCTCAATGCGCGAGATGATCGTCTGGGGCATGGCCGTGAGGACGGCCACGTCTTGCTGGGAGAGTCCCAGATATTCTCGCCGTCTCCGCACGCGATCTCCGAGAGCCATGCGCACCTCCTGCCTAGTGGCACTGAAGATAGTACCTGTGTACGGTCATGGATGCAACATAAGAAAGATGTTCTATTGACATTTCCAGTACCCTGGAGTACTATATAAGCATCATCGTCAGTACGTAAGCGTACTCGATGGCGTGTCAGCGTGCACGCAGAGGATATGCCCATGGCCGACCACCCGCACTCGCATGATCCGCGCTTCGCGCACAATGGCCAGGCACCCCTTGATCGGCCGGGCGAGGCGGAGGACCTGCACAGTCCCCTGGATCCGCAGGTGCTGGTGACGTTGCTCCTCGACTATCCGAGTATCCAGCGGGCGCTGAAGCGGGATCCGGAGACGGATGAGGAGCGGCACCAACTCTACGATATCCTGCTGGCCGATGCGGGGGTCAAATCGGGGTGGAGCGTGGAGCAGATTGTGGCGCTCATTCGGGACGGCAACCGCCGCAGTGCGCGGCCGGAGCCGTCGGCGGCCTACTGCGAACTCATGATCCAGGAGTCACGCCTGCGGACCAACACCGGGGATCTCGATTTTGCGCGGGAGCGCCTCCTCGACACCATCTCCGATACGTGGGGGATCGCGTTGGCCGCGGTCATTAAACACGGGGACGAGAACACCTTGTGGCATTTACGACTGGTGGACGGCCGCGAAATCGGCCTCGGGACCACCAAGGATCTCTTTGCGCAGGCCACGGTCCGACAGCGCATCTTTGAGCGCACCAATCATATGATTCCGCGCTATCAGCCGCGGGACATCCACCTGTGGGAGCATCACTTGCACCTGCTCGGCCTGGTGGCGCAGATGGTCGATACCCCGGAAATGACGCGCGCGGGGCAGGCGCGCACGATGGTCCGCGCGTACCTGGAGGCGCACTTCTGCGACCCAGACCGCGACACCAGCACGGAAGAATGGGAAATACTGGCGCACGGCTCGCGCCCGTTTGTCCGCGAGGGGGCGGTGTATCTCTCCGTCAAACATTTGTGGCCGTATGTCCGTCTCTTTAACCCACGCCTCACGCAGCCAGACATCCTGGATTTGCTCCGCCTCCTCCATGGGCGGCGGCTGACGATCACGATTGAGCGCCCGAAACACACGACACGGAGCGTCTGGCGTCTGGTGGCCAAAGACCTCCAGGAGGAGACCAGCGGGGGAGACCCCATAACACCGAGTCGTTCCCTTCCGCTCCAGGAGGAGATAACTCCTTGATATATAAGGTCCGCATAACACCCATAAGTCCCCATAATCCACAGGAGGCCACAAGTGCTTGATATAGAACGTCTCCATAAGACCCATAACATCCATAAGGGTTTTGAAGAAAGGTACGCGCAAAAAACGCTTATGGGTCTTATGGGTGTTATGGAACCCCATTAAATCAATAGGTTGCAGGCATCAATGCATTATGGGCGCTTATGGATGTTATGGAGAAACGACGATGGGAACCATGGAAGTGATTTTTGGACCACCGGGGACGGGAAAAACCACCGAACTGAGCCGCATAGCCACGCGGCGCGCGGAGGAAGACGGCAGTGATAGTCTACTCCTGTGTGCCTATACCCGGGCGGCCGCCCGGGAATTAGCGGGACGCCACCTGCCCCTGGACAAGAACCAGATCGGCACGCTCCATAGCCATTGCTATCACGCGCTCGATCATCCCACCATTGCCGAGGGCGAGTATAGCACATGGAACAGCGAATATCCCACGTTTGAACTCTCTGCGCAACTGGGCCGGGATCAGGATGATCCCGCCGCCGACCCGTCGCCCCACCGGGGCCCCAAGCTCTACGGCGATCAACTCCTGGAGCTGGTCGATCACTTACGCCACCGGCTCATCCCGACGGCCGAGTGGCCCCCGCAGGCGCAACAGTTTTTTGCCCTCTGGACGGCCTGGAAACAGGCGCACGGCTTTCTCGACTTTACCGACCTGCTCGACTGGGCGCGCACCCTCGTCCCCGTGGCCCCGGGCAACCCCACCACCCTCATTGTGGACGAGGCCCAGGATCTCAGCCTGCTGCAATGGGACGTCGTGACGCGCTGGGCACAGCATACCGACCACTTCCTGTGCGCCGGCGATGATGACCAGGCCCTCTACCGCTGGTGTGGTGGCGATTTCCGCCCGCTGCTGGCCGCGCCCAATCGCCGCGTGCTGCCCCGCTCGTACCGCGTCCCGGCCCGCGTGCAAGCCTACGCCCGTCAGTTTACCGAGGCCATTGGCGAGCGCCAGGCCAAGGTCTGGGAGCCGCGGCCCGAGCCGGGCGTGTGTCAGGACGGGCTCGGCACGTGGGACACCCCTGACTACGTCCTGGGGGCGCTGCGCGCGTGGCTAGAGGAGCCCTGGGGCACCTATGCCTGCATCGCCCCGTGTGCCTACATGCTGGAGCCGCTCGTGGCGGTGCTCCGCAGTGCCGGCATCCCCTTTGGCAATCGGTGGCGGCGGCGCCAGCGGGCGTGGAATCCGCTGGCGCCGCCGCCGCGCGGCGTGAGCACCGCGCAGCGGCTCCTGGACTTTGCCCGCCCGGCCGACCGCCTCTGGACCTGGCGCGAACTCGCCACCTGGTTGCCCCTCATCCGCACCGACGGGGTGCTGACGCGCGGGGCCAAAAGCCAGGTGGCCCTGCACGCCGATGAGGACGGGGCCTGCCCCCTGGCCACCCTGGAGCAGCTCTTTCTCCCGGAGAGCCTGGCCGGGGCGCTGGCGGGGGACCTGCAGTGGCTGGAATACCAAGTGCTGCAAAGTCGTGCCAAGGGCCTGGCCTATCCCTTGCGCGTGTACCGCACCTATGGGCGCACGGCCTTAGTGGAGGAGCCGCGCGTGATCGTGGGCACCGCCCATAGCCTCAAAGGCGCCGAGGCCGATACGGTCGTGTTCTTCAAAGACCTGTCGCGCGCGCAACAGGTGCAACTCTATCACGGTGGCGCTGGCGCCGATGATGTCTACCGCCTGCTCTACGTGGCCGCCACCCGTGCCCGGGAGACCCTACTCATCCTGGAGGGCCACTATGGCTGATGCGGCCTGTCTGAAGGCGATTGTGACGGCGTACACCTATGTCAGTCAGAAGACGGCAACCTGGAGCACCGAGCACTGCCGGGCCAGGATCCAGGATCCCACCTGCCGCGCCCTGGCGCACGCCATCGATGCCGCGGCCCTGCGGGGCGATCTGCGGGCCACGCAGCAGGCGTGCCGCGCCTGGTGGCAGGCGCTCCTCGGAGGCAGGAGATGACCCGCACGGATCCCGCCCTGCGCCTCGCCTTGCGCAGCATGCTCCGGGACGAGACGTATCCCGCCGCGTGGAAAGCAACGCCCTGGGTCGAGGCGCGGCTGGTCGAGGCCGACTGGCCGGACGAGATCCGCGGGGGCTTACAGGCGTTAGCGCGGCGTTGGGCCACGCACTGCGGCCCCACCACGGCGCTGGCACTGCGGCAGGCGGTAGGCGAAGAGTTGACGGACGACGAACGGACGGTGCTGGAACACCCTGCCAAGTTCCCCAGCACCCACACACCCACGTGCCAACAACAAGGAGGGTCCCTGATGGAACCGGCGTTTGAGCGCGAACTGGCGATTGTGGCCGCCGAGTTTCAGCGGCCGCCCTATGTGCATGCCGACCGTGGCAGCGATACGCGCCTGACCCAGGCCGTCGCGCTGGTGCGGGCCGGCAAAGTGACGCGGAGCCCCGATGGCTTCTTCGAGGTGGAGGGCAGCGCGGGGCGCCGCTACTCCTGCAATGGGGGCTGTTCCTGCCCGCAGAGTCAACACGGCAAATCGAAATGGTGTTATCACCTGATTGCCAAAACGCTCTACGTCGAAGTCTGCGCCCGCCTGGGGCAGGGGACGCGCGACACCCTGCCCTTGCCGCTGGGGCCCGCAACGGCCGAGGAGTACTTGGCCCAGATCCCCCCGACAACCGCTCAGGATGCCCCACAGGGCCCACAGGCCCCCCCCGATGATCTAGAGGACCCCCCGGTCCCCGCCGGGCTCCTGGGCGATCCTGGCGCGAAACACGAGGTAGCTATGACGACACCCCGCGATGACGAGTATATCCCGGAGCCCGAGTATAGCCCGGAGCCCGAGGCGGCACCGCCCGCGCGGGACGTGCCGCCGCCGGTCCCGGCGCATCTCACCCTGACCCATGCCGGCGTGGTGATGTACGAGGCACCGTATAGCGCCACGGTAAGTGTGGAGGACGCCGCCGGGTATCAATTCCTTCTGACCGTGCGCAAGACCACGGGCAAAGAGTTTCGTGAGGCCGTGAGCAACCTTGTAGCGTGGTGTAAGCAGCAGGGCCTGAAGCCGCAGGCGCGGCGGGCCCCCGCGGCGGTCCCGCCCAGTCCGAGCCCGATGCCGGCACCGGCCACGCCCCCAGCACCAGCACCCGAGACGCCCGTCTGTCCCTATCACGGGCCGCTGAAGCCGAGCGCGAAAGCGCCGGGCACCTTCTATTGCTCGAGGAGAATGGCCGATGGGTCTTTCTGTCGGGAAAGATTCCCGAAAGCTACAAAGGCATCATAATGCCTAAAAAATCAATGGTGATAACGGTATGTGAACAATGTAAAGCACGATTTCCCGCGAAGCCTAGCAAGCTTAAGGAAGGCAACAGCCGCTTTTGTTCAATAACGTGCTATCGGCTTCATCGTAAAATACATGGCTTTCCAAAGCACAAACCGCGCGATTTAATTGCGTGCTTCTGGAAGCGAGTAGACAAGAATGGTGGAGATGATGCCTGCTGGCTTTGGCAAGGGAGCTTGCATAGACAGGGTTATGGTCGCTTAGGTATCAAAGGAAAAATGTATCTGAGCCATCGGCTAGCTTACATCTATACCTATGGCCCAATACCTGATGCAAAGGAGGTGTGTCATCAATGCGACAACCCGCCTTGTTGTAACCCGAGACACTTCTTTTTAGGAACGCATCTGGAGAATATGCAGGATTGCGCGATGAAGAAACGACTGCATACACCACATGGCGAACAGGTGCCGAACGCCAAATTGACGGAGGGGCATATACGCACAATCCGCACACAGCATGCTGCTGGCATAAGTATGTATCGTTTAGCAAAGCAACACGGAGTAAGCGACAAGCTCATTAGTAATATTGTCAAAGGACGTGCCTGGGCACATGTATCCTAGAGCGCTGGCCGAAAGCCGCGTAGCGGAGGGCGCGTCGCCGTCTCGAGACGCCGGGGGGGTGCATTGGCGCGAGAGTTCTGGCAATAACGCGGCGACGGCACCGGCTCCGGCGACGGCGACGGCGACGGCAACGGCTGCGGCAACGACGACGGCGTCGGCATCGGCTCCGGCGACGGCGACGGCAACGGCAGCGGCAACGACGACGGCACCGGCATCGGCTCCGGCGACGGCGACGGCGACGGCAACGGCAGCGGCAACGGCAGCGGCGTCGGCATCGGCTCCGGCGACGGCTACGGCACCGGCAGCGGCAACGACGACGGCTGCGGCAACGGCTGCGGCAACGACGACGGCCTCGGCAACGGCTCCGGCGACGGCAACGGCGACGGCCCCGGCTCCGGCATCGACAGCGGCATCGGCAACGACGGCGGCAACGACGACGATGACGACCACGGCGACGGCCTCGGCAACGGCTACGGCAACGGCCACGACAACGGCTCCGGCTACGGCAACGGCAGCGGCGTCGGCAACGGCGACGGCAACACGACAACGCAAGGAGACATCATGGAGTCCCAGACCATACAGTTCACCCTGTTTTTTGACAAAGGGTATATTGCCGATCCCTATTTTCCCGCGAAGGAGGAGCTGATCAATATTCAGAAACTCAGCGGGATGAACCGCACCCGCACCGAGGCAAAGCGGGAGCAGGCCCTCAAGGAATATCTCCGGCGCCAGGGCATAAGTCAGGAGGCGTACGAGGCCCTGGAAGAACGGGCGTCGCGCCCGTGGTACCGGGACCAGGAGGGGGCCATCATCATTCCATCCCATCAAATGTACGGCTGTTTGATTGAAAGTGCGAAAACCCTGTCTGCCTCGCAGCGTCCCTGTGATCCCGCCAACCTCCGCCATATCCTGCATGTGTCGGACTGGGACACGGGCAAAGAGAAAGAAGACGGCGTGTATGAGCGCCTGGTGATGCCCAAATCAGGCACCGGACAGCCCTTAAGTAATCAGCGGGCCTTACGGAAAAACCCGTTTATTGCCAAGTTCACGGCGCACGGCACGATCGGTTTTTTCGTGAACGATATTCCGGAGGCGCAGCATATTATTGATTTTGTGGGCTACTGTGGGCAACGGGTAGGCGTGGGGACCTCGCGCAAAATGGGCTATGGTCGGTTTGTGATTCAGGATGCCAGCCATGCCGAGATATCTGGAGCAACCATTGCGCCTGCACGGTGACGTAGCAGCGCACATACAGCGTCCATGACTGCAACCATCCCTGCCAGTGGCAGGACCAGGACGGAGAAGAGGCATGACCGACACAGGAACCTCTCACGGTACCACCTATCGGATCGGCGGCGATCCCGCCTATGCGCCCGTGCACCCGTGTCAACGCTTTGGACTCGGCGGTCCCAGCACCAGCGGCGCACTGAGCACCGACTCCTGCACGCGCGGCTGGGGTTGGTCTGCGGTCACGAAATAGTCCCCCGCCTTGCACCGCCGGACCTGGAGACTCAGCGCATCGGTCGTGGTCAGCACCTGCGGCACTTCGTCAACCTCCCCCTGATACCACAGCCGATATTTGACCTTGCCGCTGACGCTGGTCATATCCGTATAGGTCGTGCTCGCCGTCCAGCGCAGGCGACACGGATCGGTGCCGCCACTGCGGGGCACGAACTGCGGGGCCGTCAGCTGGCGTACGGTCAGCGCCTCACTCCAGGGGCTTTCCTCCACCTGCGGGCTCTCCTGCACCGCCGTCAGCAGATATTCCCCTGGCTGGCAGTGCGGGATCTGGACTTCCGTGCCATTCGTCAGCCCTACTTCTTGCGGGGCCGCGTCCCCGAGCCCTTGCAACCAGAGCCGATACTGTACCGGGCCCACCACGGGCCCGCCGGAGACGTAGCGCTCGACCGGATACCAGCGCAAGCGGCACGGCTCCGCCCGCAGGACGCTGGGGACCAGGAGACACCACAGCAGCAGCCAGACATGCATCACAGACATGCATCAAACCTCCAGTATTAGCGGCGCAGCAGGCCGCCACTTTTCCAGGCCGGGGCCGTGAGTTGCACCCCACCCGACGGCGGCGGGGCCGCGGTACACGGCACCGGGCATTCATACGCTCCAATGTCATAGCCCGCGCCCTGGGGCCGCGGGACGCCATCACGATCCGTGGGTACGTCCGTGGTCAGGCCTGCGGGGGTGACGCCCTGATTGATCGCGGTGCTCGCGGTCGGCGCGAGGTGATAGTCATCGAGGGCGACATCGACGAACCCAGGGTTGGTGGTGAGCACGGCGGCCTGCGTGACGCTGGCGCCAGCATTGTTGACGATATTCTGGCCCCCGCCATGGCCCGTACTAATCGTGTTCACCAGGTTGATATTGGTGACGCCACTGTCCACCGTCACGCCCGCGTTCGTATTGTTCACCAGGGTATTGTTATAGAGCTTTAATCCACTTGTGCCCGTGAGCACCTGGATCCCCGCATAATTCTCATAGATCACCGCATTGGCCAGCAAGGCCCCGGTTTCCCCACTGCCGCCCACGCGTACGGCGGGCTGCGCCCCGCCGGTACCATTCCCCGTCAACGTCAGATTGCGCGCCGTAAACACCGAGCCGTTCTCAATCTGAAGGCCGGCCTGCGGATGGTTGGTGATCGTGAGACCCTGGAGCAGCGTGCGCGTACTACTGTCCACAATATTAATGCCGTACCAGTTGGAGGTATCAATCCGCGTATTGAGCACTTCGGTGTCGGTGGCATCCTGGATATACACGCCTTCCCAATACGTATTTTTGATGACCCCATTCTGAAACCGGAGGTGGTGCGTGCCGGGATAGTACACGAGGCCGTTACTGTCGAGCGTATTGAGGGCATCCAGAATCAGGCGATCGATGACGATATAATGATCCTGGGCCGGCGTCCGAAAGATCATCGCCGCTTGACAGGACGGCGGCAGCGTCAGGGTCACCGTTTCGGTGCCATACGCGGCAATGGTCGTCGGGGCCGCCCAGGACGTCCCACCAACAATCGGCGTCACGCTGGTGTCCAGGCACTCGTTATAGGTGCCGGCCCGCAGATAGAGCGTTGAGCCTGGCACCGTCAGGCAGGCCGCCCCCCCCGCCAGCGTTTTGCGGGGATGCGTGAGATCGGCCGTGTTACACGGTTGCGTATCATTGAGCGCGCTCGGATTGACATAAATCGTACAGGGACTACTACACCCCGTCGGCGTCTCCGTGACCTCAAAGGGATCGCTGGTGGCGCCGGTCAGCGCAGGTGCAGCCGTGGCGGTGAGCCGATAGTCCGTACCGGCTGCCGTCAGGCGCAGATTCCCAAACGTCGCTATGCCACTCGTGGTCGCCGTTGCCCCGCCCCCGGTGAGCGTCGCGCCCCCGGGGTTCGTCCCAATACTGAGGGTGATCATGGCGCTGGCCGTAGGCATCGGGGCGCCAAACTGATCCAGAATCTCGACCTGCACGGCAGGGCTTATCGCCGTGTTGATCGCGACGGTGGTCGGTTGGACCGCAAACCGCAAACTGGTCGCCACCGGGGGCGCTGGGGTGCCACTGAACTCATAGGCTCCACGGCTGTAAGGCGCTGTGCGGGGTCTGCCAAGGAAGTCCGTGGTCACATAGGCGAGCGTTGTTCCTCCGGTGTCATCACTGGTGAGGTCAAAGTTGCCGGCGCCAGCGTTGACAAAGCCCGGACACGTGCCCGAGAGGTTATTGGACACACTGCCAGTGCCCGAGATGTCCGTACTCCCGTCGTTACAGATGATGTTATTCTTCACTTCACAGCCACTGCCACAGTCATTGTCCTGATCTGTCACCCTGTGCCCATAGAAGGTGTTATTGGCGATCTTCTGTGACCCGCCATCAATGATCACCCCGACGCTTGTAGTGCTACCGCCACCACAGCCGGTTCCACTGAAATCGCCAAGGTTCTCGTTGTGCCCATCGTTATACATCACATTGTTCCGAAAGATATTGTTGCTTCCCTGCATCGTGACACCACACCGGGAGGTGCTAAAGGTATTGTTCTCGATAATGTTGTCGTTCAGGCCGGTATCCCCCCCATACACTTGGATCGAGTACGCTGGGTTATGGTGGAAGGTGTTGCCGCGAATGATGGACTCACGCGATTCGAAGTAGAAGCCGTGGTCATCCCCGTTACTGACCGCGCCTGTTTCAGAGTCCGTCATGCCATAGGAGTTGCAACAGAACCACCCACAGTGATGGACGAGGTTGCCGCTAAACTCCCATCGGTAGCCTTGCGGGATGGCGCAGGAGGCCACACTCCGCATCATCTCATTGTTGCGCACAATGATGTCGTGGTTCTCGCCGAAGCTGTCGTTGGGACGCTGGGCTCGAATGATGAAGGACGCTTTGCGGGCGGCATGGCCCACCAGGTCAGTACTGGTATCCCCGCCGTCCAGCTTAAACCCGTCAATCGTGATGTGATGCTGCGCAATGAACTCCATGACATCCCCATTCGGGGCGAGGTTGTCCACTGGGCGGATATGCACACATTCCCCGCCTTTGAGATGTCCCCCACCAAACGCCTGTAGGGTCGTATGGGCACCCTCCGTGCCGTTGGGGATGCTGCCAACGGCGAACGATTCAGGGTAGACGATACAACTCCCACCTGTGCCCCCACGCACAATGAGCGTATCACCCCCTTGGGTACACGAGAGCCCTCCCGCAATCGTCCGCTTGGCATTGCTCGGGGTCGAACTAATTGCGGTACTGCAACTGTTACTGTCGTTGCCACTGGTCCCGTGCACATACCGGGTCGTCGCCGCCGCGGGACCCGCAAGACTCACGAGCACGAGACTCACGAGACTTACGAGCAGGAGACGTACGCGCATTGTCCACCATCGGTGCTGCTGCATGGCTATTTCCTTTGCTCGGGCCATAACAAGGGGAAAAACCGCCCTTTGCCGCCGCCTGTCGGGGCACTGGCCGCGCCCAGGGCGAGCAGGTCGGTCTGGCGTCGCAGGACGCCCGGCCAGCCCTGGCGGGACAGCCGATAGGCCTGGAGGACCTCCGCGGCCGAGAGGAGCCGGTTCCAAATCTGCCAATCATCCATCGCGCCGTCAAACGTGCGGCCATCATTGCCACTCACATCATGACCGAGATAGAGGTCATTGCCACTATCATCGCTGACCGTGCCCGTCGGCGTTGCGTCCGTCGTCACCGTGACGGGGATGCCATTAACGTAGAGCGCCGGGGGCGTCGTCAGGGCAGCACGATTATAGACCACCGTGATATGCTGCCAGCTGCCCAGCGTGATGACGTTGCTGGCATACCAGTATCCCCCCGTGGTGTCCGTGTCCTGGAGTACGCGAATACCCTGCGTCCCTGGCGTACTATTGAGCATCCCAATCGTGATCCCCCCGGTCGCGGACTTCTGAAAGATATAGCCTTTCTCGCCGCCGCCAAAACTCGCCGGGTTGATCCAACACATCATGGTATAGGCGGCCAAGTTATTGATCGCCCCATACTGCGGAATCTGGAGAAAGGCTGCCGCGGTCGGGATGGTGATTGCGCCGTCACTGCCCAGGCGGGTGGCCCGCGTCCAGGTCGCCCCGGTTAGCTGGGCCGCCGCCGCACTGACCAGGTTCACGAGGCGGGGGCCGCCGACCCACGGCGGGTTGACCCGCCACCAGCCCACGAGGCCCCGCACGAGGGGATGCTGCAGCACCACTGGCACCGGGGCCGCTAGCGGGCCGAGCGGGCGGCCCGGCGGCGTGAGGGGCTGCGCGCGCACGGCCCAGGGCTCCAGGAGGAGCAGCAGCACGACCATCCACAGACGGGGCATCCGGCCTCCTCATTGTTGCGGCGTAAAGGGGCGACAGTTCAGCGTCGAGGTGGCATTCATCGTCACCCCGGACTCATTGCGCACCAGGGCTTTCGGGTTGCCGGGCGGCATCACAATCACCTGCGTGACCCGCTGCGCTGTACTCGCCCCACTGCGCAAGGGAAAGACCGCATCCGGGCGGCGCTGGCTGAAATTGGTGGTGTCGCAGTCTTCATAGTTCGTTCCGTCGATCTCGCGACAGGCCCAGAACGAGACGGCTCCTTGCGCGGCGACTGTGCTACTGAAGGACGGGACGTTGAGTTCGCATTCCGCAAACAGATGGCCGGTACTGGTAATCGTGATCGTCCCACTGAGAAACCCGGCATTGTTGCTGACAGAACTGGTCATATTCGCCCACGTTTGGCTCGTGCCCCGCAGGTTGGTCGTCGGGCCCGCCAGGACGGGCGCCACCCCGAGGAGGAGGAGCGCCCAGACACGAAGGTACAGCATCGCTATGTCTCCTGTATTAGGGGCAGCTCACCTGCCGCAAGGCACAACTGATATCGGCGACGCGCAGACTCGTGCCCCGCCCAAAGAGCACCTCGGCCCGCGAGCCCTGGCGTTTCTGGAGGGCCGCGATATTCGTGGCTGTACCACTGCCCGCCGGAAAGATTTCGCCCAGTTTTTTGGACGTTTCGGGCAAGGCCATGTCATACGAGGCCACCTGCAGGGCTATTTGCAACAGGACACGTTTGGGGGTCGCCAGGGCATCCAGGTCCGCACTGGTGGCGGCATTCCACAGTTGCGTGTTGGTAATCACGGCATCAATCTGGTACGGCACGCCCTCATGCACGGCGTTGAGCATGGGCGCCAGGGCCGCATCGGCATTGTTGGTGACGTAAAAGGTTGGATCAACGTTATAACCGAGTTGCATAGGATCGGATTCCAGCTCGGTCTTGAGTTGGCTATATTGGGCACTCGTGAGACTCCAGACAGGGCATGGCAGGAGCAGAAGACTCAGCACGAGGGCGAGATACCGCATAGACGTTCCTTTCATTCCGTCGACGCCATCCCCTGCCAGCGGGCCAGCGTGGAGGAGTAGCGCAAGCCTACAAAGACCCAGACGGATGTACTGGCGGGGCACGAGGTCGGGAACGGCACCCCCCGACTCGCCGTAAAGGTGCCCGAGGGCCAGCTTAATGTTTGTGCGTTGGTGCACATAATGCCCAGCATGAGCAGTTGTCCATCGTCCGGTGTGCCCCCGGTGACGCCCATGGTGACCGTGCCCGCCGTGCCGGTCATCTGCATCTGGCATTGTTCAGCAAGGGAAAACTGGCAACTATACGTAGGAGAACTCGTTAAGGTGACGACACTTCTAAGAGGAGCTTTCGTACTAGCCAATAAGCACCACTTATTACTCGTCGTGCTATAGCGGAAGAGAAAGTGATTGTAGACCGTCCCGTCGCCCGTCGTACTCGTCGGTAAGGGAAGCCCGCATTCACTGCTATAGCCGCCGGCTGTCTGGTCCCAGGTCAGGGCCTGCGGCGCGGCCGTTTTCAAGGCCACTTCCAGGCGCTGCTGATCATGAATGTTCGAGCCACTGGGTTTCACAAAATTCGTGGTGGCGGTGAGGGCATAGTTGTAGCAGACGTCCGTCGTGTCGGCATTCGGCGTGATATTGCTGCCGCTCGGGTTGCATAAGACGACCCGCGCATCGACCTGCTTATTTTGGAGAATGGCCGTCGCACTATTCTTGGTCGCATCACTGGTATTATCCACATTGCCCAGGCCAACGTCTGCCTTGGTCGGTGTTGCCTTACTCAGCAGGCCTGCATCGTCAATCCCGGTGACGTATTGCCCCGTCGCCACCACGGACGTCTGCACCCCATGCTTGACGATCCCTGCGTCATCCTTGAGAGCGATGTTCTTGCTCGTACTGTCCACATACACCTCGGCCTTGCCCGCGGCGGGAGTGGCCGGGGCGGTCCCTGGTGCAAACGTCAGGCGGCCGCTCGGGCTGGCCGTGGTAAAACAATCGGGGCCGGTACAGGTGCCCACGTTCGCCACATCCCCCGTGCCCGCGCCTCCTGCCCCACAGGCTGCGCCCGCCGTGGTCAAGTTGCCGTTGGCGTCCCACTTGGCGCAGTCATTCCCGGCCGGCGTGGAGGCATCCATGCTGACAAACTTGGTCGTGTTCCCCGACTTGGTGCCCACACTGCTCGCCTGGAGGCCACCCCCAATCACCGGCAACCCACTGGACAGGGCCGCCGCACTGGTGACGCACGTCGGACAACTATGCGTGCGATTGGTGGAGAGATCGCCGCCGCCCGTGAGGGGCGCCGTCGTATTGACCTGCGTACTGGTCGGCACCCCGCCTCCTGGTCCCGTTGCCGCCGTCCCCAGCGTGAGGACCTGCATCACGGTCCCATCGTAGTACGCCACGACGCTCATGCCGCCCTGGAGATCCCCCGCCGCCAGGTCCACCAGGGTCCCGCTCTGCCACTTCTTCATGGCCTTAGCACCCGCCGCATTGACCGCCAGGGTGGCGGCCCCGGTATTCGTCAGGTGGACGCGGAAGGCCACTTGCATGTCACTGACGTAGGCGGGCAGGGCCGGATTGAGCGTCAGGACATAGGCCGTCGCCGTCCCCGTGGTGAGGCCCGCATTGACCTTCCCCGCGATGGTACGATCCCCCGCGATGAGCTGTCCCTGGCTCCAGGCCGGGAGCGTCCACAGGAGCAGGAGGCCGAGACTCAGCAGCAGCCGTTTCATGGGGTCGATTCCTCCTCTGGGCGACTGGGTGGCGCGAGCTGGGCGGCCAGCGCGGCGACCTGGGCCGCCAGGGCTGCCACCTGTTGCTCGAGCCGCTGCTGCGCGTGCCGCGCCTCCAGCAGCCACGCATGCAGGGTTTTGACCGCATTGATGAGCAGATACACCAGCGGCCCGCTATCGAGGGCGAGCATCGGCGTGAGCGGGGCTCCCGGCTCCAGCTGCCCCTGGTACGGCCGCACGAGATACGGAGCCACGGGCCGCACGGCTTCCGCGAGCAAGCCCACAAACTGCTCCCCCGTACGGGCGATGCCGCCCCGGCCGTTGTACTGGTAGCGGATCGGCTCCAAGCCGAGCACCGTGTCAAGGCCGTCGGTAAACGGCGTGATGGCTTCCTTGAGGGCGGCCATACTGGGGGCATTCCACGGCCCGCCCCCCAGCTTGACGGCATCGCCCGTACTCAGTTCGAGCTGGTGTGTGGGATTGGTGACCCCGATGCCCACGGCGCCCGTCGCGCTATTGAGGATCATTTTCGTTTGGCCGACTTTATCGTCGAGCGCGACGCGATCCCCTGATCCGGCCTGGAGATGGAGCGTGCCCGTCTGACTACGCACCCGCACCGCCGTCTGATTCACGACCCCCGTATCGCGCAAGTCAAACTCCCGCCCGGTGAGCGTGGAGGCGGCCCCAAAGACGATCCGCCCGCTCGTAGGGATGGTAAACGCCACCGTGAGATCGAGCGTGGTCGGGTGCACACTGACATCGGGATCCCCGAGGGCCGCCCGGACGGGGGTCGCGGCATCGTAGGCCTGGAAGAGGATCGCCGTGGTGCCCAATTGATGCACACTGCCCAGCACCGTAAAACTGGTGGTACTACTGAAGTTGACGGCATAGGCCGGGCCGCCACTTGACAGGATCACGGTGCCACTGCGGGCAATCGTGAAGGTAATCAGCACATCCCGCGTCGTGGTGTTGACCGTAAAGGAGCCGGGCTCAATCGCGTTGGCCGGGTTCGCGTTGTCGTAGAGCTGGTACAGGAGGTCAGCGTTGGCGAGCTGGTGCACACTGCCGGGAATACTGACCGTGGTCGCATTGCTAAACGTGCCCACGTAGAGGGGGGCTTGAATCCCCAGGGCCATGGCGCCGGACGTGGGCGCGGCAAAGGTCAGCGTCACGTCATACGTGGCCGGCGAGACTTGCATGGTGACGTTGCCGGGTTGGATCGCATGCGCGGGAATCTGATTATCATAGAGCTGCCAGAGCAGGGCGGCCTGGCCGGCATTATGCTGCGTGCCCGGAATGGTCAAGCTGGTGGTGTTCGAAAAGGGGAGGAGGCCCGGCGTGCCGCCCCCACCGGGGAGCACCTGATTGAGTCGCGCGGCGAGGGAGCCAAACTCCCCCGGAATCCCGGCCCCGAGCGCCGTTTGGACATTGACCATCGAGTGCAGGAGGTCATTGATCACCTCACTATCGAGGCGGGTATCACTATCGGGCGCTGGGGCAGGCCCATTGCGAAACGTCTGGCGCGTATCAATCGCCTCTGGATAGCTACTGCCTGTCCCAGATCCCAATTGGGCCACTTTGAACTCTTTTCTTTTTAACTAAATTATGCTATAATTTTCTGTTACAATCTTTGCGAGCGGCAAGGTGTTGCAACACCTGTCGGAGTTCATCGCCCGACCGCCGCTCACTCCTCTGATGCCCCGTGATGAAAGGGAATCCATGCCTTACAAAGATCCTGCACAACGTCGGGCTGCTCAGCAGCGTTACAGACTGCGCAATCGTGACAAGTGTCGTGCGTATGGAAGCGCCTATGCGAAAACCCATAGCGACAAAATTAATGCCCGCCGTAAACGCTGGCGTCAGACCGAAGCCGGAAAAACAAGTGACCGTGCGACAGCCCTGAAACAGCGCGATCGCCGCAATGCGCGCCGTCGCACCAAACGCGCTTTGTACCCAGGCAGTACATTTCCTTCGGACAAACGCTGGAAGGAGGCCAACCGTGATCGTCTGAATGCCCTGCGCCGTGCGCAGCATGCGGTGAATCCCCTGCTCCGGCGTGAAGAAGCGAAACGACAACGCCTGCATCATCCTGAGCGGCTTGCCGCCCGCTTTCGCCGCTGGTATCTGGCGAACAGGGATCAGCATCTGCCCCGTCAACGTCGCTACCGTCAAGCCAATCCGCATGTTCCCCGGCTGTCGGCGACACGTCGCATGGCCCGTAAACATGGTTTGCCTGACACGTTTACACACGATGAGCGGGCTTTTATGTTGGAGTACTGGCACCATGCCTGCGCCGTCTGCGGCAATCAAGATGGCTTTTTCTGGACCCTGGCCGATGACCACTGGATCCCGCTTGCCTCGTCTACGTGCCCAGGAACGATTGCAACGAATATGATCCCCCTGTGCGATGGTCAAGGTGGGTGCAACACGTCTAAACAGGCTCGGGATGCCCACGAATGGCTTTTCTCGTGCTACGCTGCTACGAAAGCCAAGCGCATCCTGAAGGCCGTGGACACCTACTTTGCCCTCGTGCGCACGCGCCAAGCTGCTGTGGCAGACTAGAAGACTCACGCCTGTGTCTCCTTCTCTGTCGTGACGAGCGCCAGGGCCTCGTCCTCCGTTCGGGGCGCCAAGCCCAACTCCACCCGTACGTCATTGACCAGCGCCAGCATAATCTCCACCAGCGCCCGCTCGCGTGCCGACAACGGGCCACGCTGGGGTACCGGTCCGCGATACGTCAGTTTCGGCATCTAGGTCGCCTCCGCCGTGATGGTCGCGGCCCGATACGCCGCCATGGGTTCCAGGCTGATCACAAAGGTATGTGGCGTACTGGCTGTGATCTCCAGCACCGGATCACTCGCCGCGAGCGTCATGGGCTGGTTATCGACGAGCAGCGTACACGGCACAAACGGGGTGACCGTGACCTGGCACTCGGTCACCCCATTGGCCGGAAACGGGTTCGGCGTGGCGGTGAGCGTCAGCATCAGCTTCTCGACCATCACACCGTCCTGCATGTAATAGCCCTCAAAGATCATCGTGGGCGACAACGTGCTGTCCACGAGGGCCGTCGTATAGGCCGGATCCGTACTGGTGTCCTGGCTGAGCAGCAAGCTCGGCGGATTGGCATCCCAGAGACTCTGAATGAAGCCATCACTGACGCGGTACTGGATCTGGAGCATGCTGCCTCACTTTTGCAGTCGGAGCCCGACCAGCCGCACATTCTGAATCAACCCGATGCCGGTCGATTCCAGCACAAAGGTTTTATTAAACATATCCGAGGGCACCGGGTACACGGCCTGCACGGCCATGCTAAAACGTGCTGCGGCATTGCCTGCTGCGTCCATGACTTCCGTATGCTGGTGTAGGTTGCCGCCGGTGTTGTCTTCCCGCAGGTTGAAGTTGGTGATGACGCCGCCCTGGCCTGCGCCGACCGCCGTCCCGGTCCCCACGAGCCAGACGACATCGCCGGCATGCAGTTCGGGAAACGTCACGGTCGCGAGTTCCACGGGCGTGCCCGCCGTAATCGTCCAGCTAAACGTGGCATGAATCAGCGAGCCCGAAATGGCATTGGGGGCAATCTTGCCCGTGCCGACCGTCAAGTTGGCAATCTTGGCGTTATCGACTTCCAGGTTGCCGATCTTCGCGTTGGTGATCGCCGCATCTTGAATCTTCGCGTTGGTGACCGCAAGATCCTGAATGCCCAGGGAGGACGCGCCACTATGCAAATCCCACATGATGGCACCACCCGGCGCATAAATCTGGAGGCCATAGCCGTACACACCCAGGGCGTAGGAATAGGTATAGCCCAGGACGCAGCGCAAGGCCCCGCTGCCATCGAGCACCTGGAACTGTTCATTGGGCCCATCGAGAAAGAGGTGGGTCGTGGGGGACCCGCCAATGGCATAGTTAAAGGCTAGCTTGCCCGTCGTAATCAAATTGGCGCTGACATCGGTAATTTTGGCTGAGCCGATGATGGCATTGGCAATCTGCGCTTGCCCCGTAATGACTGCCCGGTCGGTGACAAGATGATAGGCCTCGATAATGTTGGCCCGCAGCTTGACGGCATTGATGGCGCCGTCACTGATCCCCTCCGTGGTGGCCCCCGTGCTAAAATTCCACATCGTGGCACCCGCCTCATTGAAGATCTGCAACCCCCATTCCGTACTGAGCGCGCCGAGTTTGCCCATGCGCATGAGATACCGCTGACCGGTCGAGTTCAGAAAGCCAATGACACTGTTGACGCCATCAATAAAGATGCGATTCACGCCAATACTCACTAAGACGTTCAGGATCCCGGCGGTGATTTTGTTGGCGGCCAGACTCTCGATAAACTGGGTCGCGAGGTTCTCCGGGGTCACCGTGACCCCAGCCGTACTGGACAGCGGATGAAACGGGCTGACGTTGCCCGAGCGATCCACGGCGCGAATCCAGTAATAATAGAACGTGCCTTCTTCCCCGAGGCCCTCGTGCTGAAACGAATGCTTGCCCGTACCCACCATCGACGCATTGTCGCGATTATTCGTCGCCGCGGACCACACTTCGCTGTAGTCATAGTCACCATCCGGGGGCGGGGTCCAGAGGAGCGCCACGGCGCGAATCGAGGGAAAGGCGGTTAGGTTCGTCGGGGCGGCCGGCGGCTGCCCATCCCCGGCGCTCACAATCTCCGCTTCCTCCGTGAAGTCGCTGACGTTGCCAAAGCGGTCAATGGCGGAGAGCCGCACGCGGACCCGGACCCCGCCCGGCACAAAAAAGCGGATGGTCGTTTGCGCGGCGATGGGATGCCAGATCGTCGGATCGATACTGTCCTCGATATAGACATCGACTTGATAGCTCCCTACGTCACTCTCGGGAGGAGCGGTCCAGTGCGCCTGCACCCAGGCCATGACCGTGCCATCCTCGCTCATCTCCGTGCCCGTCGACAACACGAGGCCGGTCGGCATGCTGGGCGGCGTCGTATCGACATCGAGGGGATTGAGCCCTAACGTCTCAAAGCTCACCGTCTGACTGGGGAGGCCTGCCCCAAACGTATCATAGGGCAAAATAAAGCAATAATAGATCGCCCGCGTCACCAACCCCACGACATTCAAGTTCCGAATACTGAAGCCCACGCCATGAAACGCAATGGCGAGGTCCTGATAGATGGCCACGGGCGGGTTCATCAGGTCCAGGTGCACTTCGTAGTGATCAAAGTCAAGCGGCTCGGCAAATTGATCCCACTTGATGACGGCCGTCCCCCCCGTATACCCGGTGGCATCGGGGCGAATGGAGGACATATCCGGGGGCGGATTCGTGGCGAGGAGCTTCGCGGGATCGAGGGAAATCCGGTTGGTATTGGTGCGGGCAAACACCAGGAAGTAGAGCGAGCGCAGCGCCCCCGGCTGCCCGGTGCGGACCGCATTCTCCAGGTTCATTTCAAAGGTATACGTAAACGTCTGGGCGAGGCCAACGGTACTGGAATACAGGAGGACGGTCTGGCCAGGCGTCCAGATCTGGACAATATAGTCCATGACAAAGAACGTCGAGGAAAACAGCCCGAACGGGTCGGGCACCGGATCCCACTGGAGATGCACATCCCGGCCTTCCCAGCTGCCATCGCCCACCGCTTTGCCCCGGAGGCGCAAGTTCGCCGGCGTCCCTGGGAAGAAGTCAGCCGTGGTCGGGCCGGCCATATGCAGAATCGCCTCCCGGGCGCCCGCCATATTGGGCACATCCCGCCCACTCACCGGAATGACCCGGTAGATATATGTGCCGCCCTGGATCGTGGAGTAATCATCGACTTCGAGCACATGTCCTTTGACCTGGATGAGCGGGGTATAGCCAACATTTTGATCCGCAGGGTTTTGCAGCGCCCCCAGATCGCCGCCGCCCGCCAGCGCCGACCCGGCCAGGGCACTGTCCAGGATCGAGCGCCGCAACACCGTCGCCCCGGCATACGGGGCATAGCCCGCGCTCAAGTCCGCGACATCCCACGCCAAGTGCCCGACGCGCATACTCATCCCATTGGGTTGGATGCGGGTCAACTCCATGGCCGTGAGATAGGTCAGGGGCGGAGGCGGTCCTAAGGGATTAAACAACCCGGGCGGAATCGGGAGGGGGGAGGCGACGGGGTCATCATAGATGGTCGGATTGTGGATGACCGCCTGGATATGTACCGTCGTATCGTTCTTGCGCTGGAGCTGCACCACCCGAAAAATCCGCATGGCGGTATCCGGGTTAGCCTGCCCGAACGCCCAGATCGCATCGCGTGGGGTGGGCTGATAGCCAAACGGCGTCGCAAACTGGAGCCGCCGCGTCGTGGTCGTGCCCGGATTAAACACCTGGCGGACCTCGGTCGTGTCCTCAATATGCCGGATATAGAGATGGTAGACGACCCCGGCTTGCATACTGACGTCTTCATCAAGAAAGATCGTGGTGGTAGTCGAGCCTTCTTGCACGCGCCCGGATTGCCCCCAGCCGGGCAAGGGGTGGGAGAAGCGAAACAGATCATGCACCTGGAGGGTGGTCGCATCGAGGGCGTTATCGAGTTCAATCGTGCAGTTTTCAAACTGGCGTCGGTTGAGTTCAAACTGGAGGGCCCGCTGAATCCGCGAGGGCTTGGTCACGCCGCGAATATCCAGGGACGCTTTATGCACCTCCGCCGGCCAGTTCTCGACCGT